AGTGTAATCACTTTGACGTTGGAAAGACAAACAGTTTTGTCCGTAGTATTAATAACAACAGACTAACGATGTAGAAGTTTATGTGGAATTTACACTGGACAGGGGTTCGACTCCCCTCGCCTCCACTTATGAAAACTACCGTATTATTATTATTATTGTATTTAATGTTTGTAGTTCCTAATTTTATTAAGGGGAACAAAGGATTATCGTTTTTAATAGACGGTAGACCAAAGCACATCACATACTGTAATATTTCTTTTAGAATAATACATATAGATATACAGACTGTTAAACCAAGATGCAAAACAGACCATGCTGTGTTTGACACCATTAATATATTTTTCTTTCCTGAAGACTTTCATTTAGCTTACACATTGGGGACTTATAGAATTTATTTTGAATACCTTTAGGTGTATATTATTATAGTTGGTAAATAATAATAACATTGAAAGGTTGACCTATGTTTAATAAATCTATTGGACATTTAAAGGAAAACAACATGACTTATGGCGAGCATTTTATTTTTGCTTGCATCAACGGTCTCTATTGTATCAAAACAGGTTTAATGCTTATAGTACATTCTATTATACCGGCCTGTTTTTCATGTGCAGGTATTAATCTTACGAATCGTTTAAATAAAGTTTTTACAGATGATAATGAATTACTTAGTTTAAAAACTAGAGTTGAGGCTTTTAAAAAAATAGTTTATCATTATCGTTCTAAAGAAGACAATAGTTTTAAAAAAGAATGCTTATGAATAAAGATACAGAATTAAAAATTTTAAAATTAGAATTAAAAAAACAAGAAATTATAGAAAAAAATCTATCAAAAAAAATACAAAGATATGAACATGCTAATCAATTAGTAAGAAACACTATAGCACAACAGGATATAGACGATCTAAAAACAGAGCAAGAAACTGCCAAACTTCAAAAAGAAATTTTATCATCAAAAATAGATTCTTTTAAAAATTAAAGTCTACTTGACAGACATGACGATACAAGGTATACTGCAAGGAACAGGAATCACAGGACACAGGATACTATAATGAACACTACAGAATATGTTATGGCTATGATTAATGAACTGCGTAACAACAGTGGTACTATAGCCAAGCAGGAAATAATTGCCAAGTATTGTAAAGCAGGTAAAGAGGAAGATAACGGAGATCAACTTCATGCCAGAAATGTATTAAACCTAGCACACAATGACTATCTTATGTATGGTTTGACCAGTACCCAAGTTAAGAAGCGACCAGACTTATCTTTCGGAGATTGTGAAGCAGGGTATGGTCTATGTCAACTGTTTAATGATTTAACCCTTCGTAGATACACAGGACATGATGCTATCAGGATTGTTAATACTTATATTAATAAATTTCCTGAACAGGAAGAACTTGTATATTGCATTTTAGATAAAGACCTAAAGACTAAGGTTGGCGTTAAACTTATCAATAAAGTTATACCTGATTTTATTCCAGAGTTTAGTGTGGCTCTGGCAGAGAAATATGATCCTAAATTAGTAGATTGGGACGATGAACATGGGTGGTTTGTTTCAAGGAAACTGGATGGTGTTAGATGCCTTGCTATTGTTGACCATTTTGGCAACACTACCTTCTATTCCCGCACAGGAAAAGAGTTCCTTACTCTTAGTGTGGTCGCTGATGGCATTACTGCTTTGGGGCTTACTGACGTAGTATTTGACGGAGAACTATGCTTGATTGATGAAGATGGTAACGAAGACTTTCAAGGTATTATGAAACAACTTCGTAGAAAAGATCATAGTATTGAGAATCCTTCTTATAAAATATTTGACATGATGACTCAAGATGAGTTTAAGGCAAAGAAGAGTGACGGCAATCTATATCAAAGATATAAAGAACTATTGTTTACTATGGAAAATAATGAATGCCCCTGTCTGTCTGTATTAGAAATGGAGATGGTAGATGATGATGACCACTTTCAACAGTGGGTATCTAAAGCAGATGATAACGGATGGGAGGGTGTAATGCTGCGTAAAAATGTAGCATACAAAGGTAAGCGTAGTAAAGATTTACTTAAAGTAAAAACTTTCCATGATGCTGAGTATGAGGTGCTAGATACAGAAATGGGTATGTTTCCTCTTACATTAAACGGTAAAGAGTGTGAAGAAGAAATGTTATCCTGTGTTTATATTAAACACAAAGATAATACCGTTAGGGTTGGTAGTGGATTTTCTATAGAGCAAAGGCAGGACTTTTATAAAAACCCTGATGCTATCTTAGGCAAGATTATAACAGTACAATACTTTGAAGAAACCAAGAATCAAGATGGTGGGATAAGTCTAAGATTCCCAACATTTAAAATTTTACATGGTGAAGTTAGAACTGTCTAAAGAAAAGCTATTGACAAGACGATAACAATAGTATACAATGGATAGCATGACATTTGGAATTACTTTGGAGACTAACATGGATACTTTGGAAACTAAACCAGTAAAGAAAACTGAATACTGTCGATCTAAGGCAGATGATTTCTTTAATAATTTTGATGTAAGTAAGGTAGACTCATACAAGGAGTATTGGGAAAGTGTACGACCACAGAATCACGGTGATATTTTTAGGCGTTATCTGTTTGCTTATTGCTCTGTTCATACAAGTTGGCAGGGGAATTGCCGTGGCTATGAGGCCATCAAGCAATATGAAGAATGGATCGACGACAAAGAAAAACTCCTAAATAAATTAGCCAACTCAGGAGTAGGTCTACACAACAACAGAACCAAATATATTTGGGATTTTGCAACACAATTCTGGGCTAAACCTACCGACTTTTATTTAACAACAAAAAAGTATCATGTCAAGAAGCGTGATGAGATCGTAAATCGTATCACTGGTCTTGGTATGGCTAAAGTATCTTTTGCACTAGAAATGATTCATCCAAACTTCGCTAGAGTTTTATGTGGTGACGTACATCAATTAAGACTTTACGGCATGGAACATTTATCTTATAATAAAAGTAAACAAGGTGTATCTAAGTATAAGAAGATGGAACAACATTGGAGTGTAAATTGCGGTAAACTAAAAATACCATCCTATATCGCTAGATGTGTTTATTGGGATGCCTTGCAAGAAAAAGAGGATAGCCGCTACTGGTCTTATGTATTAGAAAGTTAAAGATGGATCATACTTTATTAGATGTTTTAAGTGTGTGGTGGATTGTAGTTGCGATAGATTTAAGTGTAGTATGGTTTTTTGTTAGATTAGCTAAATAGGTGTATAATATATGAGTTATGAATATTACCTAATTATGGGGTACAACCCAAATGAAATACAAAAAATTATACACAATCTTACTGTGCCTATCAATAAGCCTACTAAGTAATTCAGTTTTCGCTAGAGACTTATTTATATTTGGTGCAGAATGGTGTCCTGCTTGTGTCAAATTAAAAAACTTTATTAAAAACAATCCAAAGAGATTTGAAAAATATAAAGTAGAAATGTTTGATGTAGACAAACACTCAGAGATTAAAAGCAAATTAAAAATTTCTAAAATACCTACATCTATAATATTTGATGATGATGGCACAATACTTTCCAGAAAAATAGGTTATGATTCCTCTTACACACAATGGTTAAAAAACAATGAGTAGTATTTGTAGAAATAAAAAACAAGGCATGATATTTGGTGTTTGTGCAGGAATATCCGATCACTTAGGTATCAATACTGCTTTACTAAGAGTTGGATTCGTTTTAGCCGCTATATTTAGCGGTAGCTTATTCTTTTGGCTTTACTTGCTGTTAGGTATATTTCTACCAGTGCAGGATCAAGAATAGTTAAAGAAATGTGTTGACAAACACGATAATATGTGATAGAATATAGATAGTAATTGGTTTTGTTTTTGAAAGGACTAATATGGCTGAAATTACAGTGTCTCGTAAGCAGACAAGAGTTAGGTGTAGTGACCAAAAGTTTTTAGAGGCTGTATACAGCAGTAAGACTTATGCTGATATTGCCGAAAAAACAGGACAGAAAATCGCTTCGACTATGGCAAGGTATGCTAGAGTGAAAAAGGTTTTGGCTGAAGCAGGTGTAACTATTCCTGAAATGACTAGGAAAAAGCCCGTAAGGACTGTAGATAATATTGAGGAAATGGTTGCGATTGCGAAAAGACTTAAAGAAAGACACTGCTCTAAATAAGTTAGGGAGTGTAGTCCAAAGGCAGAGACAAAGGACTTAAAATCCTTCCAGTGTGGGTTCGACTCCCGCCACTCCTATTGTAGATTTGTTTTACCTAAACTAGAAAGATAGATAATGAACAATAAGAATTATTTTTTGGTAGCAGCGTTTGCTAGTTTCGTGTTGAGTGTTTCTATTTGGTTCCTTGGGGATCAGTCGGTTGCACAACAACAAGGAATCTTTGTAGGATTGTGGGTTCCTAGTATTTTAACATTAGGCACATATTTTAGCAAGGATTGATATGGATAATTTCACTTTATTTATATGTGGCATTGTGGTTACGCTCATCGCAGGGATGGGCGTAATTACTTCAGAAGTCTTTTTAGGTTATTATAAGTATCTTGAACAAGAAAGACTTAGACAACTTAAAAAAGCACAAAAACAATTACAGGAGCAAGAAGATGGAACGATCAAACAAATTGTGTAATGCTTATGCTCCATTCAATCATCCTGACTCTAAAATTTCAGGCTTTGAATTAATCACAGTTAGAGAATTTAATGATTATCAGGGAGGAACTATAATTCAGGAAGTGAGAACGGCAGAGGATTTTTTAGATACAGATGAATGTGGGCTAGATGAACCTTTTTACAGAATATATGCCGTCTATAGACCACATTACAGTAAGTCAAGAAGGGCTATTGGAGACTTCTATCATATCAGTGAAGCAATAATATTTCTGGAAGAATTAACTGGTCAAATGGTAAAAGTACACAGTGTTTAATTTAATCAAATTCTAACATGAATATCGTGCCGGTATGGGTATTATAAGTTTTAAGGCTACACTTTACCCCCCTTCTTTAAAAAGGATAAATTATGAAAAAGCAAACCGGCTTTACCCTCATTGAACTTCTCGTCGTTATTGCAATCATTGGTGTTTTAGTTGGATTGTTATTACCTGCTGTTCAACAGGCTAGAGAAGCAGCAAGACGAGCATCTTGTTCTAATAATTTAAAACAACAAGGTTTGGCTATACACATGAGTTTAGATCAAAAAAGATATTTTCCTGCTGCCGCATGGACTGTTGAAGCTAAAGACTTATCTGAAACCCCTAGTTCTCTCGGCAATCCTTCACGAACAGAGCATAGCTGGAGAGCATTTGTTTTGGTAAATTTAGAACAGGGTAACGTAGCAAACATTTATGACTTCAATAAACATTGGTGGCAAAATACTGCCGCTATTGTTACAGAAGCATCTGTATTTAAATGTCCAACTGCCCTTCCTCCTGTGGGTGGGTATGCCAGTGTTGACGGGCCTAGTAGAGATAGCGATAGTGCTGCACCAAGTTTAGACCCGAATACACTTGGTTATACAGACTATGAGGTGTTCACTGGGGTAAAAGATAAAATCTTTCCTGCTGGTAGCGATCCTTATGCAAGTAAAACTAATGATGATGGTTGTTTAATTAAAGATAAAGTAACTAAAGAGCAAGAAATTGTTGATGGTTTTTCTAACACTCTTATGATTGTAGAGTGTGCAAGCAGACCTGATACTTATAAAGCTAGTAATGGTAAAAGTGCTACAGGGAATACTAACCAGTGTATTGGTTGGGCAGATTCATTGGGGCCATTTAAATTACATGGTGTTGATGCTAATGGGGATAAATGTAAGAACTGTGCTGGTAATGTTCCATTTAATGTTATTAATGACGGCGAAGCATATAGTATGCACCCCGGCGTAATGAACTGCGTATATGCAGATGGTTCTACTAGAACTATTAATGATAACGTAGATTTAAGAGCGTTTGCTGCTGCAATTACTCGTAATGGAAGAGAAGTAGGAAGTATTGATTAAAGATAAAAGTTTATGGGTTATTATTGGGTTGTGCTTTTTATATCTGGTGATGCTTCTCTGCGTTCCAAGGGGAGAAGTATCTAGTGAAGAAAAAGTAAAACAATGGAAACCTAGAGATTTTTATTTGGTCTACAAAATGTGGACTGATGAGGAATACAGGAATGTAAATGGTAAATAACAATTATTTGGTTGATACATACTATATGGATGATTCTGGTAGCTATTGTGATTTTCTGCCTATTAAGGATGAGGATAATCTAGGATTTAAAAGTTTTAAGTTAAAAACCAGAGCAGATGAGACTTACAGGATACAGAAAAAATTAGCCAAGTTTAATTTAGCCCCACAGATCATAACAGAGGTCTGTAAAATACCATACTCCTATGACCCTGATGTTTTAAAATACTGGACTCCAGAGGAAACTGTAACGTCTTGGGGATATATTACAGAAAAAGCCATGATGTTAGATATGGATGACATGCCTTACGATAAGCTAGAAAATTTAGTAAATAAAATTAGAGAAAAAACAGGACTTAAATTTTGGGATTGCCATTGGACGAACGTAGGTTATATTAATAATAGATTAGTTTGTATAGATACAGGAAAAGAAAGTTTTACCCCATATTGTAATGCTTGGGGTTTTGAAGAACCGGGGCCAAAATGTCCCTATTGTAATGAATATCAGTGTTATTGCTCTACTACTTATGAGGATGAATTATGCCATATATAAAAGAAAGTGCAAGATTAGAATTAGATGATTGTATACATAGTATGGTTGAGTGTTTAACTCACAATAATGATGTAACTAACGAAGAATTTACTGTATTATTAGGAGAAATTAACTATGCTTTTAGTAGGATTTTGAGTGGTAGCATGGGACAGGTTTCATATTCTAAGATAGCTATGATAACTGGTGTATTAGAAAATATAAAGCAAGAGTTCTATAGGCGTATTGCTGAACCCTACGAAGACAAAAAAATAGTTCAAAATGGTGATATAAGGGAATATAAAAAACTTCTTTAAAAAATAGTACAATGTCTGATATACAAAAAGTCCTTAAAGTTTTACAAGAATTAAAAAGACAAGTAGATTCTATAGAGTCAAAAATAAATGAATTTGAAATAATCTTTGATGCTGCTGATATTATCGAAGAACATAGAGAAGAAGAAGAAAACAAATATAGCACAGAATGGAATCCTTATGAAGACGAAGACTTTTCAAAGGGTTACAACGGATATTACGAAGACGATGAAGACGACGATCTTCCTCGTGGATACTAAATAAAAATTAAAGGTTGACAACCTCATTGGACGATGGTATACTTAGGCTATCACAGGACAGGAAACTTTTTTGGAGACTAATAGATGAAACTTGCAGATCGTACAGTTGAGATTCACTCAAACGGCGTTGACACTAGCAATCAGTTTAGTATTGCACAAACAAGTAAGATGTTTAAGATTTTATCAGATTCACTGTATTCTGATAAAGTCATGGCAGTTATTCGTGAACTATCAACAAATGCTAATGATGCTCATGTTGCATCAGGTAACAGAAATCCTTTCAAGGTTAGTTTACCTACTCAAGCCAACCCTAACTTTACGGTAAGAGATTATGGTACTGGATTATCTCAAGAAGATATGGAAGAACTGTATACAACTTACGGTGCTAGTAACAAGAATGATAGCAATGATTTTACTGGGTGTCTTGGACTTGGTTCTAAAAGTCCTTTCGCTTATACTAAAAGTTTTTCCACTACTTCTTATTACAACGGTCAAGCGTATAATTACATAGCGGCTATGGACGAAGGCGGTGTTCCTAGTCTTAGTTTATTTGGAGTCACTGATACTGATGAGCCTAATGGTCTTGAAATTAGTTTTGCAGTAAAGCAGAGTGACTTCCAAGAGTTTACTAATAAGTCTAAGAGAATATTCCATTACTTTAAGACTAAACCAATTATGGAGGGTGGTACTTGTAATCTTCTTGAGAACCATGAGTATTCTCATCATAATGTTATCATAGAAGGGAAGAACTGGCGTGTTGGTAGAATCTCTGATAATGATGACAAATATCCTAGCACATATAACAGTCCCGGTGCTGGTATTGTGGCTATCATGGGTAATATTGCGTACCCAGTAGATTCCGATAAAATTATCGGCAAAGAAGAACAAGAGCAAAAGAGTGATGCTATCCAAAGATGGAACAGAGCATTTAAGAAAGCAGATGTAGATAACTGGACTAACTTAGTCAAAGAGATTCTAAACTCTGGCATGTATCTTGAAATCACCTGTGATATTGGTGAACTAGAGATGGACGTTAGTAGAGAAGGTCTACAGTATACCAAGGGTGTTATTAAAACTCTTAGAGAAAAGACCCAAGATATTTATTTGCAACTCAAGAGCAATATGTCAACCAAGGTTGAAGAGTGTGATAATCTTGTAGATGCTTACCAGACATATTATAAGCTGGCTGATATTGCTGGTGGATATACTGCTGGTGCAGAGTGGATTGATCCAGAAGGTAAGAAGCATGATCTGTCTGCTGGTAAAGACCTAGATTATAAACTAGGCAAGCATAAGCAGCTATATGTTATTAATTATCGTACTGCTAGTCATCGTTCTAAGAGAATGCTATATCTAACACATAAAATCCATCATGAGAGTCTACAAGGTAGATCATCTAATTATTGGGATAATAAGCGTAAGAGTAATCCTCTAGCCTTCTTTGTCTGCGATACCAGAAGTCCTGAGACTGCCAAGAAGATTGCTATTAGATATTGTAATCAGAATGATTGTATGGCATATCTTATGGTTGACACTCAAAATCCAGCAGAAGATTCTGGTGAGGGTTTCTCTCAACTTATCAAAGATATTGGTGGAGAAGAGAACGTCAAGAATATCTCTGAGTACCGTAGTCTGCTACAATCTAGTACCAAGGGTAGAACTGGCACTGGTGCTGGTATGATTAGTAAGGACGAAATCTTTCTGCTAAAAAGTTCTAAAGATTATCAGCCTGATGAGTGTTCTGATCTTAGTGGTAATAATCTTAATGATTCTACCCATCTTAGTGAACTAAGCGACAGTCTGGTAGAAGGACTAGAAGATGCTGAACAAGTAATCTATGTTCCTATTACTAGGTATGCTTCTGTTAGTCCTTATCCTGCCTTGCATAAGATTTATAGTCTAGCGGGTAAAGATAACGTCTTAGGTGCTTTACTATTCAAGAGATATAATATCTATGCTATCAAGCAAGGTTCCGTATCTAAGTTACAAAAGCAAGGCATAAATCTAGTTTGCTTTAACAAATGGTTTAAGACCAAGGCTGCAAAAATCTCTAAGAAATTAAGAGAGGAAGTAGGCAAGTATGATGCAGTCATAAACTACTGTGATAAACAGTATTGTACTTCAGACTTATCAAAGAAAGCACGATGGTCTAATACTCCTGAGCGTTCAGACAGAGTTGTAATGGCTAATCTTTTAAATATCTATGGTCTTGACTACAAAGACTATATTAAAAACGAGACAGTCACTAAGGCTATGGATGAATGGCTACTCATGTACTACTTTGCTAAAGTTGCAAATAGTGAATACTTTAATCTCAGAGTATTTAGTAGACAGAGACTTGAACAGCATGTAAATAATATAGCAAGTGAATACAACATCGTAGAAGATGCAAAGGATATTCACACTAAGATTCTTAAACTAGACAACATGCTTTTTGAATTTAAGAAACTATATGATTATGAAGAATTACCATCTGGTAAGAAATCACATAGTCAGGCAATCATCAAGACCCTGCCTAAAATGAGTGATCTTAGAGAAATTCTTAAAGGTGCTATTGACAGTTCACCGATACTAAAGTATATTGTTAGTGGTAACGACGAGTTGGATATTGAGAAGATCAAAAATGATGCTCCTACAGATATTCACAACAATGGTTACTATGGTCGAGACAAATGGTTTGACAATGTTGAACTCAGCGAACTGAGAACAGCAGTAGGAAATTTGGTTTAGGTTTTATTTCACAGGAGATTAATAATGAGCGTTCCTTTTATGTGGGTTGACGGTAACTTAACGGTGATCTTAAAAAACAAGGCTCACCAAGTAATTCCAGATCATACTAATTACAAGTTGATTCTGGAAGCACTACCAACAGCAACAGAAGATGAGTTGCTAGAATTGGTAGATATTGAGAAAGCTATTGCTACTTTTAGTCAAGGACAAGTATCAATCCAGAATGGTAAAGTGATGTTTGAGGGTGAAGAAGTTCATGGAAGTATCAGCAAGAGGATTATAGAATTTATGAGCAAAGGCTTGCCTTTTCAACCTCTTGTAAATTTCTTAGAGAACCTTATGCAAAACCCAAGTATGCAGAGTCAGCAAGAACTGTATGATTTCTTGGAGCATGAGAACCTACCTGTGACTGAGGACGGATGTTTCCTTGCATATAAAGCAGTCCGTAGCGACTTCAAGGATAAGTGGCAGGGTGTATTCGATAACAGCGTTGGTCAGGTCTGCGAAATGCGTAGAGCAAAGGTAGACGACAACCGCAAAGTTGGATGCTCACAAGGGCTTCATGCAGGGGCATTGAATTATGTCGCTAGTTATGGTAGTGTTGATGCTGGTGATAACATTGTGATTGTTAAAATCAATCCTGAAGATGTTGTCAGTGTCCCTAGTGATTGTAACTGTGAGAAACTTCGTACTTGCAAATATGAAGTAGTTGGTCTTTATCAAGGTGAACTGCCAAAGCCTCTTTATAAGGCTGAGTTTGAAGCAGATTCTTATGTTGATGAAGACGAAGCCTCAACAGTGTATGATGAGTATGATGATGATTATTGGGATCAGTTTGAAGATGACGACGACAATGATCCTATGGATGATTTGATTGATCGGTTTACTGACTATTAATGGAGTGGGGTCACGGGGCAACTGTCTCCTGTCCCGTGGCCCTTGAGGTAAAAATATGCAAGACCCTGAATACGACGATTATGATGATGATGAATATAATTACTATCCCAACGAAAACTATGGATCAGATTACAAATTTGATATGAATGCTTGGGAGAAGTGGCTAAAGAAAGCTATAGAAGACATTATAGAAGAGGATGACAATACTTGGATTGTTCAACCTAAAAAGTTTCCTGTGAGTGATTCGACTCCCCAAGATACATCGAAGCAAACGGACTTCATGTATCTGGGGAGTAATCATTACGAAGAGGCTATATGGAAAAAAACATATTTTATTTCTGATGAAATTAATACTTTGTGGAAAAACCATATTTCTTCAAACGCAGCACACTTTTTAAAACAGCCAAATCACTATAAAGGACTACACACTATATTAAACTGAGGTTTACTATGCAAGAAGAAGGATGGCTAGAAGTAGTCAACGTAGACAAGTTGATCAACTTTAGCAGAAAGATCATTTATCATAACTTTGATGAAGATAATAATAATTTAACAGATCGACAGTTTTTAGAAAAAGTTGATTCTTCTATAGACAACGATAATCAAAAAGAAATGGACTCTTTATTACCTTTTGGAGAATGCAAAGCAATATTCAAGCCCTTTCTTGTCAGGGTTCTTAGTAAAGACGACCTTTATTATAAAATAAAAGAAGATGACTATGATGAAATACTGATTCAAATGAATCACAGGATGGTATCTAATATTGTTAAAGATTTGGTTGCCAAAGGTTTGGTGGAGTCTGCATTTGATAATGATAAAAATGATTTTGTGTTTTGGGTAAAAAATCAATGATAAAAACTCAGAAGAATGATAAGCCAAAAGAAGCAGATATTCATTTAAAATATATTTGTCATGATTGCGGTTCAGAACATTGGATTAGTCTGAAAGAAAACCAGACCCCTAAATATAAAATAGTTTGCTATTCTTGTGACGTTATTATTATGCCTAAAAGAATAGATAGTATAAACTTTAAATTTGTTAAAGAAAACAAAACAAAGAAAACAAAAAAGGTCAAGACACAACCTAAAAAAGACGATAGTAGCTTAGACATAATCCAAAGATGCGCTATTACATTAGTTTCTTACGGATTTGAAAAAGAAGAGGCGAGGACTCTTGCAGAAAAGACTCACATCAAGTATAATACAGATAACGTGTCTGAATTGGTTAAGAAGATTGTTTTTGATTTTGGAGCGATAGATGAATCTAAGACCACAGAAGTTTGACGATATTATTGGTCAAGACGCTGTAGTAGAACGCCTAAAGATTTCTGTATGTGGTTGTAAAAATCCGCAGACTTCAATGCCTCATGTTTTAATAGACGGGCCTCCCGGCCTCGGCAAGACTACCATAGCAAGTGCGATTGCGTCAGAGTTAGGTGTCAATATGTATACAGTCAATGCCGCAAATGTCAGGAATATAAAAGGTATTTTGCCATATCTTATGACCATGACATTAAATTCAGTACTGTTTATTGATGAAATTCATAGACTGCCTAAATTAGTAGAAGAGTTTTTGTATCCTGTAATGGAAGATTTTAAAATGGATTTAGTGATTGAAGGTGATCCAGAAACTATTGATATTCCAAGTTTTACAATGGTGGGTGCTACAACTAGTGGTGGTAGTTTAAGTCAACCTTTCTATGATCGTTTTACAATTAAAGAACATCTTTCTTTTTATACTCCAGATGTCCTAGCAAAACTAGCAAGGTCGAATTGTGATAGTATGAGTATTGACATATCTGATCAAGATTTATTAGATATTGCTCAAAGAAGCAAGGGTACTCCTAGAATTTTAAATGCTAGACTTCAATGGTATAAAAGCTATACATCTTTTTATCCTCAAGAAAAAAATCTGGAAAAGATATATGGTATGCAAGGTATTGACCAACACGGTTTCGATGAAAACGATAAGAAATATTTAAATGTTTTGCAGTCGAACAGAGGTAATCCTCTTGGTCTAAAAGCTATGTCAAGTCTTACAGGTATTGCTATGGAAACTATTGAGAATAGTATCGAACCCTATATGATAAGAAAAGGTTACGTTAGAAGAACCCAAAGAGGTAGAGTATTAGGAAAGGTAAACGGTGTATAATATGTTAGAAAAGTATATGAATTTTGTAGAAGAATGGTGTGAAGTATTAGAGCATAAGGCATTTGCTAGAGAGCATGGTGCATACTCTAAGAATCAAAAGACTACATACTTTTGGTTTAAGATTAATAAGAAATATACTAAGATTATCAGAACTACTCATGGTAGTGATAGTGTTCACGCATTTCTTGAGAATGATACGTTGGATATTTACAAGGCAGCAACTTGGAACGCTCCTGCTAAAGATGCCAGATATAATTTGTTTACAGATTTTGATAGAATATTAGAAGTCTGCGATCCTCATGGTGGTTATTTATACAAAGGAAAGAAGGTTTATGCCTAAATTATCAAATAAAGATAGAAAAGAATTAGAATATCTTAATGTTAAGAATCAGATTAAAGATTTTGCAAAGATAGTGGGATATAATAATATCATTAAACATATGATAGATGAGTTTGATACTATTGAAGATATTACTAACACTCAAAGCATGGAGTTGTTTAAACTAATTTCTTGTCTACAAGATGCTTTGAAGTCCTATGAAAGATTAAAGAATGACCTCCAAACAGTCTGAAGAATATAAACAAATGAGCAAGAAGGACAAGATGCCTTTAAAGTATGCTTGTTTCCAGCCAGAAGTTAGGCAAAGAATATCTCAAGTACTTGATGGTGTGGGCAACCAAGAAATAAGAGGGCATGTTAATGATCTTTACGATTTAATTGATTGGCAGATGAAACAGCAATTAAAACAAGAAAAACAAATAATTGCCGTTAAACACATGGAAGCATGGAAAAGATATGATAAGGATATACAGGAGTATGATGCTGATACTAGGAGTTATAAGAAATGAATTGGACTAATATAAAAAAGTGGGCTAAGGACAAGGGATATAAAGTTGACAGAGAGAAGTCTGGTGACGAAGCTAATCCTTATAATTATGAGTGGAAATTATTGGATGATCCTGCAAGACATGGTACTACAAATAGCTTGAGTAAAATTGCCATGAATATCTACAATGATATTACAGACAACAAGCATGTAGAACATCAAAAAAGATATGCTCAAGAACAACTACAGAAAGAAATAAATTATGAAAGATCATCTTGGTGATGATAAGCCGATTAAAAAGCAATCTATTACTATGAGTACAATCATAGGAAAAGCAATAGAGGCAGTTGTTGCTTACATTGTATTGTTTTTCTTTAAGCCAGTATGGGATAAATTAGTAAAGTGGTGGAATAAAAATGAAAATACATAGTGCTAAATTAGTGAGTGTGACTCCAGATGCAGAAAAAAATATAGCTTATTGTGCAAGAGTATCAAATCCTAACAATCAAGATAATGAAAATATATCTAAATTATTAAAATACTGTATAGATCATCAGCACTGGTCTATATTTGAAATGGCATTTATGACTCTTGAAATTAATACTAACAGAGGTATTGCTGCACAAGTATTGAGACATAGAAGTTTTACCTTTCAAGAGTTTAGTCAGAGATATGCTGATGCCAGCCATTTAGGGCAAGAGATTCCTCTACCTAAATTAAGATCGCAAGACAATAAGAATCGACAAAATAGTATTGATGATATAGATCAAGAGATGATTGTTAAATACAATGCTTTGATGAGAGAGCATTTTGCAAAATCTAAAGCTATGTATGACGACATGCTCACAGATGGAATAGCCAAAGAATGCGCTCGTTTTGTTTTACCCTTAGCTACCCCCACACGTTTATATATGAGTGGTAGCGTGAGGTCGTGGATGCACTACATGCAACTTAGAACAGCAAACGGAACCCAAAAAGAACACATGGATATAGCTAATCGGTGTAAAGATATTTTTGTGGAGCAGTTCCCAATTATATCTCAAGCATTAGGTTGGTAAAATGTGGCCGTTTAAAAAAGAAGTCAGATATGCTGTCAGGAGTCCCGGCTGGTCAGCACTTAGAAAACAACATATAGCAAACCAGCCTTGTTGCCAAGCGTGTGGTTCTTGTAAAAAGCCGGAAGTTCATCATATAGTTCCAGTACATTTAGACCCGTCAAAAGAACTTGATCCAGATAATCTTATAACGCTATGCGATAAATACTGTCACTTTATGTTTGGTCATCTTATGAATTATAAAAGCTGGAATGTAAATGTAATAGAAGACTCAAAGGTGTATTACCATAAGGTAAAGAGAAAACCCTTTAAATGAAAGGGGTATTATATGAAATACCTTATAGCCATCCTTCTTGTCTTTATGCCCTTTTGGGTTGAAGCTGGCACTATCGACCCTACTGTTGCAGACTCTAAATATGTAGAGTATGGCGAAAAATATGAATGTGTCTTACCTCTTGTGGGTGTTTTAGGAGATCAATTAAATACTCAGTTTAGAGCATCCTGTGTTGTTATAGATGAATATTACATATTGACTGCTGCTCATGTAGTCACAGGCTCTATCAGCCAGCATGTTTTGTATAAAGGTAAAGCATATCCTTGTTCTATAGTAGCTGTTCATATTGATTATGATAGCAAGGTTATGGGCAAGCATGACATTGCCATAGCTAGATTACAAAGACCACTAAAGTTAGATTATTATCCAGAATTATATACCAAACAAGATGAAAAGAGTAAGGTCTGTGGATTAGCTGGCTATGGGTATCATGGAGACTTTAATAGTGGATTTTCTACAACCACTTTCGATAACAAAAGACGAGCAGGATCAAATGTTATAGATGCTATTGATGATAATTGTTTAACCTATTCTGTTCATACAGAACCCAAAACAACATTAGAATTTTTAATATCGCCAGGAGATAGTGGCGGTGGTTTATTTATAGATAAAAAAATTGCAGGTATAAATTCTTATGTATATGCAACTGATGGTAGAAGTGACTCTGATTTTGGCGACGTAGGGTGTAGTACAAGAATAAGCGATTATGCTGAATGGATAATTAAAACACAAAAACTTTTAGAAGAGATTATAAAAGATGCGCAAAGTTAAATTATTCCCGTATATTAGAGAAGATGTTTTCGGTTTAGACTCAAAGACGGGTCAATTTTATGGTTGGGAAATTCAGAAATTTGAAATACAAAAATATTGGAAATACAGTATGGGAGAAGGTGTCAAGATTGCTGTCATTGATACTGGATGCGATCTTAACCACGATGATTTAAAAAGAAATTTAATAGATGGTTATAACTTTATAGAAGAAGGACAGGCTCCTATAGACCGTAACTGTCATGGTACTCATGTAGCCGGTACAATAGCAGCAAGCGATAATAGTTTAGGTATGGTGGGAGTATCACCAAAAGCTAAAATCATGCCCATCAAAGGATTGGGTGATGATGGTTCTGGTAGCCTCAAAGGTATTTGCAAAGGATTGATATGGGCTGCTGATAATGGGGCTGATATAATTACAATGAGCTTAGGTAGTCCCGTGAATTCTTTACACTTAGAAAGAGCAGTAAATTATGCTTCTTCTAAAGGTTGTGCTATATTCTGTGCAGCAGGCAATAGTGGCCCAGCAACAGATATTATGTATCCTGCTAAATACTCTTCTACAATAAGTATAGCGGCTATAGATATAGACTTTAAAAGGACTAATTTTAGTTGTAGTGGTAATACTTTAGATTTTTTAGCACCCGGAAAAGATATACTTAGTTGTGTTCCCAATAACAGGTATGCTAAATTAAGTGGTACAAGCATGAGTAATCCATTTGCAGTTGGCTGTGCAGCCTTGGCTATGTCTTGTGCAGGCAGAAGGTTAAGTAGATTTGAATTAGTCAGTGCTTTCCAGCAAACTTGCCAAAGTTTAACCAACCCAATGTATTCAGGACAAAAGAGATATGAGGGATATGGGATTTTACACCCTATTAAACCTCACCACCTGCATAATATATAATACTCAAGCATTGCGTTGTCAAGTAAATAAATTTTAAAATAGACTTGACTTTTGGTGTTGGCTAGTATAGAATAAGGTACTGAGGAAAGAAATGAAAGAAATGAAAGAAATCGAAGAAAGTAAGAGTGTAAGAAAACAAACTACTGTAAAGATTAAGAAGAGGAATATAGACACTATTGAGTCTAAAAACATTAGGCATCAAAAGCACGATTTTAAACACAGAAAAATAGATATGTGTCAAGACGAATTGTGGAAAGAGTGGCGGGAATATTATAAGTGACAATTTTCAGGAAGATAAAAAACTTTGCTGTATCTTTATTTAAGCATACCTCCAAGGGGATGCCTAAAGCGACTCAGTTTACTATCAATACTAGATTTCAGATATGTTATGACTGTGATTCTTTTGACACTAAAAACTTACCCCTTATGGAATGTTCTGAGTGTGGATGCAACATATCTAAGAAGAAAGAATTTATGAATAAGTTAGCTTGGGCCGATCAAAAATGCCCTCTAGGAAAATGGTAAAATGAAATTAAAGCATAATGACAATAAGTACTTTATCTCTAAGAAAGATATGTTCTATGTTATTGCACAAAATATAAATAATACCCATGATATTACCGTGATCATACCAAATGCAATAGGTGTTACTACAAATAACAATTCTAAATTTTCTAATATTTTATATCAAAAATTTCCCATAGTAAAAGACAATATAGATATTTCTACCAAAAATAGATTAGGGAATATCCAATTTATACCAGTGAGTATAAATGAAAATAAAAATCAAATTATTTGCGCAAATATGTATTGCAAACACAGTAGGAATAAGTATAATAGGATGTTGGATTACGGAGCATTAGCTACCTGTATGCTGCAGATTAGAGCACAGGCAAAAATTTTAGCTAACAACACAGATAAAAAAATACAAATCCATTCACCAAAATTCGGCACGGGATTTGCGGGAGGCGATTGGAAGACTATCAGTAATTTAATTAATGATATTTGGGCAAGAGATTTTTCATGTTTTATTTATGAGCCAACAAATGTTTGAAATAAGTTTTATATTGGTTGTTTTGTATTGCTCTTGGTGTGGAATACAGCAGGGTAGGAATAATATTAAGATGACAAGAGAAGGTAAGCTGCCATCCGCAGAGCCATCTAAAGACAATATAGTTTTTCTGTATATGGACTAGTGATGAAAAGACTTTATAAGCAAAGATGTTATTTGGCTGGTGCTATAGATAGAGTGCCGGACAGAGGTAGTCAGTGGAGAGATTTCATCACACCTTTCTTGGAATCTTTAGGCGTAGAAGTTTTTAATCCTCTTAAAAAACCCACTAATTTAGGTGTAGAAGACGATTCTGTTGTTAGACACAAAAGAGAGTTAAAGAAAGCAGGAAAGTATGATGAGCTTTCAGAGTTAATGAGAGGTATCAGAAGTGTAGACCTAAGAATGGTGGATGTCAGTGATTTTTTAATAGTAAATTTAGATATTGATACTCACCCATGCGGAACTCTGGAAGAAATCTTTTGGGCTAATAGACAAAAGAAGCCAATTATTATACATATTGTTCAGGGTAAGAAGAAGACTCCTGATTGGCTATTCGGCACAATACCCCATAACATGATTTTTAGTGAATGGTCAGAGGTGCAAGAATATCTGACAGATATAAATAACAATATGTCTTTAGAACTTACGGAAAGATGGTGCTTTTTTAATTATGTCTGATTTTATAACCGATAAAGAGAAACTCAGAGATTTAGATCAAGCTCACAAGTTGACGAAAGAAAAAAGTGTCGAGTCTTTTTTTGAAAAGATGCACACTGACAATATTCTTACTGAATTTCATACTCAGTATCTCAGTATGATTGAATCTGGCAAAAAGCTAGCGAACGATAGCGCTGTCGCTATTGTTAGTATATCTAGAAATTCAGCAGATGCTTTAAGCAGAAATCTAAAAATGCTTTCAGATGATGTAGAGCCCTTATTTAAAAAGGTATATTTCTATACATATGAAAACGATTCAGAGGATAATACTGTAGAGGTTTTAAACCAATGGGCAGAAGGCAAAAACAATGCAACAATAGAGTCTGAAGAAAGAGGGACTCCGTATTTACCTTTATCTACGTCCACAGTTAGAACAGAAAATATGGCTCATGCCAGAAATAAATGTCAGGACTATGTAAAATCTCTACAAGATAAAGTTGATTATGTTATTGTAATTGATACAGACTTTATGGATTTATCAGTTGATGGCATATTAAACAGTATGGGATGGTTGGCTTCTAATAGCAAAGTAGATGCTATTGCAGGATTCTCTTTTTTGTTTAAGCGTGTAGATTTTACTGAAGGATATAAGTCTAAAGACATATTACTGACAGGATACGACTCTTGGGCGTTTAGACTTAACCATTGGGCAGATGTTCAGTCAAGAGGACTTATGTATTGGTTCCAATGGTGGCTACCCCTTCCTGGATCTCCACCGATTAAAGTCAATAGTGCCTTTGGAGGTTGCTGTATATATAAAGCTGACAAATATTTATCAGGTAGGTATAACGGATCTAATTGTGAGCATGTAACTTTTCATGGTGATATTTTGGTAAATAACAACAATGAATTCAATATATTTGCAAACCCCTCTATGGTTATGTATGTTGGGGTTCAGTTGTGAAAATATCTGAAGACACAAAATTAGATTTTAGTGATGTTTTAATAAGACCTAAAAGATCTAATATATCTAGTAGATCACAGGTAGAATTAAACAGAGTATTTAAATTCCCTCATTCTAATAGAGAATTAAATTGTATCCCTATTATGGCAGCGAACATGGATACGACAGGTTCTATTAGTATGAACAAGGTTTTGTCAGGTTACGACTGCATAACTTGTTTGCACAAACACTACAAATCCAAAAAGCTATTAGATCATTTTGAATTTCCCAGACAGTATGCTTTTTATTCTATGGGTATATCAGAACCTGATATGGAAAAACTAAGTTCTGTATATGATAATCTACAGAAGAAACCCAATCTATGTATTGATGTAGCTAACGGATATAACGAAAAGTTTGTATCAACAATTAAAAAAATTAGAGAGTGGTATCCTGATATTATTATTATGGCAGGTAATGTCGTTACTCCTGAAATGACAGAAGAGTTGATCTTTCATGGTGGGGTGGATATAGTCAAGATAGGTATAGGGTCAGGTAGTGTTTGTACCACTAGACTAAAAACTGGAATAGGATACCCTCAACTTTCTGCTATTATAGAGTGTGCTGATGCTGCTCATAGCGTAGGTGGTCATGTTTGCAGTGATGGTGGATGTACTACACCTGCTGATGTTTGTAAAGCATTTTGCGCTAACTCTGATTTTGTTATGCTTGGAGGTATGTTTGCTGGAACCGATTGTTGTGATGGTGATTGGATTTATAATGAGAATAAAGAAAAACATTCTTTAAAATTTTATGGCATGAGTAGCAAACAGGCTATGGATAAACACAGTGGTGGAGTTGCCGATTATAGAACTAGTGAGGGCAAATGTGTTACAATACCATATAAGGGTAAAACGTCACATACTATTCAAGATATTTTAGGAGGTCTGAGAAGTTGTTGCACATACATTGGTGCTAAAAACTTAAAAGACATGGGGAAGAATACAACATTTATTAAAGTAAACAATACTCACAATAGGATATATCCATGATTAATTTTTTAGCGCCTATAAACAATACAACCGGATATGGTATTACTTCTACCAACATTTGGAAAAACATTAGAAAAAAAACAGACATTTCTGTTTATCCCGTAGGTGATATATCTCTAGAAAATCCTAATGACGGAAAACTTTTGCAGGAAGATATAAACAACACTATATCTGGAGATACTAGAGGTGCTCCGTGTTTAAAGATATGGCATATGCACGACCTGTTTAGTAGGATTGGGAATGGTAAATATGGTGTCTTTCCGTTTTTCGAAATAGACAAACTTAAAGAAGTAGAAGTAGCAGGACTAAAACATGCTGATGTTGTGTTTACGACTTGTGAATGGTCTAAAAAAATTATTGCCAATCATGGTATTGATGAATCTAAAATTAAAATCTGCCCATTGGGTGTAGACCATAGCATATTCAACATCAGTACAAAACCTCCTAAAAGTGAGGGCTCCACATATCGCTTTATTAATATAGGCAAATGGGAAGTTAGGAAAGGTCACGACATCCTTGTACATCTATTTAACGAAGCCTTTACAAAGGATGATGATGTTGAGTTGTGGATGGTTAATCATAATCCATTCTTACAGCCTGCACAAATACAACAATGGCAAGAGCTATACACGGGAAGTAAACTAGGAGATAAAATTAAATGTTTCGATAGACTAAAAACTCATTCTGAGGTAGCTTCTGTAATTTATCAAGCTGATTGTGGGCTTTATATCTCTAGAGCAGAAGGGTGGAACAATGAGATACCTGAAACTATGGCTATGGATAAGCCTGTAATTGCTACTAATTATTCTGCTCACACAGCATACTGCAATAAAGACAACAGTTTTTTGGTGGATGTAGATGAATTAGAGCCCGCTGTAGATGGTATCTGGTTTGATGGTTCTGGAAAGTGGGCAAAGCTAGGGGTTAAGCAAATGGAGCAAATTGTCGAACATATGAGATATGTTTATAAGAACAATATACGCTCAAATAAAGCTGGATTAGATACAGCAGCAGCATTAACTTGGGCTAACACCTCTAAAATTATACATGACGAGCTATTTTTGGTGTAAGTAACTATATCTATCCTAACCACTAAAGGAATATGTATAATGTCATTAATAGAAAAGATTAAAGAAAATCTACTTTCTGCTAAATGCCATTGGGACGAAGAATGGAATGAGTATGTTTCAGAAATCGAAGCCTCTGAGATATATGATGAGGAGGGTAAAGCTCTTGGTGCAGAATACCAAGGTAGAAAAGTACAGCTAAATAAACCTTTCTTAACTCCTGATGGGCCCAAAAAACGTAGTGTGTATGTAAAAAACGACAAAGGTAATGTTGTTAAAGTAAACTTTGGTGACCCTAACATGAAAATTAAAAAGTCTGATCCAGCAAGACGTAAAAGTTTTCGTGCTAGACATAATTGTTCTAATCCGGGTCCTAAATGGAAGGCAAGATATTGGTCTTGTAAAGCGTGGTAAATGATAAACAAAGCTAGATCTAGCACCGGTTTTTATTTAGGTTTAAACCGTGAAAGAATTAAATACGGCCTACACATGAAGCAGCTTACCAAAGAGCAAGGTGTCAATGCTGGTTCTGTTGTCGTAGAGACCGAAGACGTAAGAAGGGCAGATAATAGCGTTGAGATACCAGAAATAGAAGCTTCAGGCACTGTAAGACCACCTCTAAATACATTACGACCAAATGCATACCATCCAGCTTCTGTCAATACAACCTTCGTAGTCAATAGATTAATGAAAGAGGGTTTGTATCTACCTCTTCTGGGCAATGTAGGATACCAGACAACATTTGCAGAAATATATGATGTAGTTCATGGAAGCGGTAATTTTACTCCTCCCGTATATGTAACAGAGTTTTAGAATTTTATGAGTAGCAACAAAGAAATATATAATAAAATATTAGAAGGTGTAGACGACAATATTGTATTTACAAGTTTGTTATCGTACTTGCCCGTGCATCCAAGAAAGTATAATACTGCATCATATGGTCCAGGATTGAGACCTAAAGAAACTCCTGAAGACCGTCTTTTCCCTAATAAAGAAGAAAGACTTGATGCGGTTGAACATGCGGGATGTGTTGCAGCGTCAGGCCACCCTCCTTTCCCTTATGGTAGTCCATCAGGTAGTGTACCAAATTACTGGCTTGAAACAAACCCAACTAAATTCCCTACCAGTGGTAATCCTTCAGGTGTTTCAGAAGATCCTGTCGATAAAGCAAGAAGACTAGCATGGGAAGCGGCTGGTAGACCATCAATAAATAAATGGTTCAGACCTAGTGTAGACGACGTGTTGGATTACAAGCGTGGTGTATGTGGTGTAGGTTTAAGTGGATGGCCTCCTACAGATGTTTATGATCCTAAAACCGATTTTGGTCCAAATTTTCCTGCCCGACCCCCTCAAGATCCTGTTGATCCACCAAGACCAGAACGGCCTAAAGCACCAGATGTTCCACAAATTCCAGCTCCTCCACCAGTGCCAAAGCCTCCAGCACCAGAACCAGATCCTGAACTTCCTCCAAACAAACCGCCTGCACCACCGGCTCCACAAGACCCTCCTACTGGAACTTTTGACCCACCAACATCACCAAATAGACCTCAAGATCCAGATCAGCCTGCGCCTCCAAGCGTAGTTTATGCAATAAATAGTTCCGTTGTGTCTATGCCTGATCCTATTACAGACCCTTTAACATTATCTGGTGGTTTTTACAGTAGTATTAGAAGAATAGATATACATGCATCCAAGAGACCGCCCAATATGTATCATGGTTGGATTGCACCAGGAGACTATTTAATTGAGTCAGCGAGGGCTGAGAGCTCAATATTAGATGATGGAGCAAATCTAAGAACAAACAGATGCATTAGTGGATTTAATGCTCATAGTGAAGTTAATTATACTAGCATTGTAGACAACATGTACCTTGGCGGAAGTAGTATAAATGAATATCATGTACCTGGTGCTGGAAAACTTCTTTTCCCCACTCGTGAGGAAGGAAGTGGGGGCGATGTAGTTGGATCTCCATTAAGAGATGGGAACCTTTCCAATGGGTATAGCGTTATTGGTTTGGGTACATCCATTTCCAAGCTTAACGTAAACTATATACCTTTGTCATTTACCCAACGAAGGCACTATCGTCGGGCATTTACGCAGCATGTGATGACACATGTATTTGGCTATAGTCGTAGGTCACTAAGACAATCTAATGGTGACTTTCAAAAAGGATTATTACGACTAAAAGTATATTTTGAAGGCACTATTTTCTATTATGTGCTCCCAAAGATTGATGCTAGTAGAAGAATTAAAATTGCTACTTACCAAAAAGATCACTATAGAACCTCAGAACTCATAGGTTACACCAGCAAGGATAAAACATTTTCTAATACAGAAATTAAAACAGCTTCCTTCAAATATTCTAGAACAATCGAAATTCTAAATTCTGGTGCTTTAGGCCGTCATAGTAGGCCTCCTCAAAACCACAATAATCCAATAGGTACGGAGATAAAAGTATTAGAGTTCAATACAGATCATATATTGCCAGTCGCAATTAATAGATATACTACATATGTCATTCCTGAGTGGTATTCATAATGATATGCAAAAGCAGTTGCTGAAAATGGCCTTATGTATTCTCTGCTATGGTTACGCCTATAGCTATTGAAAACCTTACAATTAAAGTAACTCCTGCTTTTAATACTTAAATATGATTAATCTTATTAAAAAAATAAATGAGCATATAAATATAGACAAAATTAGATATATTGATAATTTTGAATATAAAAACTCTCGCTATGCCTCTATGGATTTCCCAGAAGTAGGTAAGATAGACTTGTTCAAGATAGTGTCAGAGCCAAACAAAAACTCTAGCGAAGAGACTAAAAAAGAGCTTCAATACTTACAAAATATTACAAATAACAGAAGTAAGGCTGATTTAGATCTAATCTATAGTATAGATGATGATCCTATACATTCATTCAAGAAAGTAATAACCAAATATAATTTAGACTTTCCTGTAAGATTTTTTACAACAGTATATTATACATCCGTCATAGCTATTATAGATCATTTAAAGTTTTACTATAATAGACCCAGACCCTATCAGCTTGCAGAATACTATGATATGTCAATCAATAGAATTATTACTAAAACACACAAGACGCCATCATATCCCAGCGGACACACAATGTATGCTGCTTTAATATCAGAAATCTTATCTGATAAGTATCCACAATACACAAAAGAATTTACTAACTTAGTTGATCTTTGTGGTAAGGCTAGAGAATTGCAAGGAGTACATTATCCTTCAGACAACACTGTAGCTAAAACAATTATAAAAACAATTTACCCAGAACTTAAAAAGTATTACGCAGGAGTAGGTCATGAGTTATAAAAACATTTTATCTGGAGTTGAGAAAGAATTAAAAAGTAAGGCAGAAGATAATATAAATGAATACAAAAAAGACTTTTTAGAAATGAGTGTGGGTTCGTTAAATTCTATCATGAGAAATGCCCAATCAATACTTATGTCACTTGAAGACGAAAAAATTAAAAACAACTTGACAGAGAGTTGGTTACAGGGTAAAATTGCTATAACAGAAGACTACATGACAACTATTCATGATTTTGTAAAGTTTAGTCCTTCTGATGACGATAAAGAAGGTATGACTCCTGCAAGTTTGTGGGAGAACATTAGAAAGAAAAAGCTTCGTGAAGGTAAAAATTATAGACCAGCTAAACCTGGAGATAAGGACAGACCATCGCCAGAAGCTTTGAAAAGGGCTCAGAAGAAAAGTAAATAATTAATTTAGAACCAAAGGATTTTGATAATGGAAAATGTTGAATTTGATGATTTGAAGATATATCTAAACTTGGCTAAGAAAACAATCAATAAGTTCGGAGGTTCCTTAGCTAAAGAAATGCTGAAGAGTGAAGATGCTATCTCTGATGTTGCTAGTGCAATTATGCAAGGAGATTGGAAGTGGGATGCAAACAGAACTGGTAAAACCGGTCAAAAAAAGACTAGGTATTCGTATAGAAACCAATGTGCTATTTGGGCAATTCAGACCTATGCTACCAAAAAATATAAAGCACCTAAGAAATCCTCATTAGACTTTGCTAAAGACGAAGATTCTTCTAATATTAAGGACACTATACCCTCTAAGGAAAAAGATCCTTGTGCTATCGCTATAGAAAAAGAATCGGAAGATATTCTTCATAATGATATATATAATATATTAAACTCTAATTTAGTGACAGACAACCAAAGAGAGTTCATCAAGTTGTATTACTTTGAGGGCTATACACTTGAAAAAGTAGGACAACGCTTTAATATAACTAGAGAGGCCGTTAGGCAAAATATACACAAAGCGTTAAGAAACATTAAAAATCTAGTATAAATGTTTAATTTTTTTAAAAAAAGAAATCTAGAACTAGAAGACCAATCTGTAGTAAGCGTCACTTTTAAGGTAGATCCTTTTAATGAGGTTGACGTTACTATAGACTGGGTTAGTGATGAAGACTCTATTAGTGTAATACTAGCTACACTTTTATATAATATAAATAATGGTAGCTATACTGATTCTGTTTTAGATATATTGTCTAATGCTATGCAGGAAGATAAAAGTTCTGAAAAATTTATAAAACAAACACTATTTAACTTAAAAGCAATAACCAAATTACAAACATCTAAAGAAATACCTATGGTCAGACCTTCTGATTTTAGCTATAGTATTAATAAAAATGAAGAATAAAATCATATGGGAAAAATGGACAGATCCATATCTACCAAATTACGAAGAACCAGCATGGCCAGAAAATGCAAATGAGGAAAATCATTTAGATGAAGACGAAGAATCTCAAGATGCAGAAGTGCAAAAACATTTAATGTATGCAATATCTTCGCCTATGGGAATAATTCCTTATAATGAATATAGCGCACCTAGTAAAGTATTTAATTTTTGGGTAGGCCACACCAACTTTAATATTACTAATCAAATTTCTAATATCATAGAACAGACTGATGGTATTGAAATTTTAGATATATTTACTAGATATCGTTTCAGAATAGCTATAGGTAAAAACTTTATAGATAGAAATGTGATGAATACCGTCAATAAACTAGTAGGAATATATCTACATGAATAATAACGAGCAAAATGATCTACTTTTTGATCTACACAATTATTCTTCTAGTATGAAAACAAGAGAGATATTTTTGCATAATCATTTTGTAGCAGATGATGGGAATCCTGGCGTAGAATATAGAATGGCCAATACTTTTATTAAAAACATAAGAGCTTTGGACTATACCAACCACAATCATATTTTAATACACATGCAAAGTGTTGGAGGAGAGTGGTCAGATGGTATGGCTATATATGACGCTATTATTAATTGTAAGTCTTATGTAAGCGTTTTGGTTTATGGTCAAGCAGAAAGCATGAGTAGTATTATTCTACAGGCTGCTGACACTAGAATAATGATGCCTAACGCTTATTTTATGAGTCATTATGGATCAACCGATGCCGGTGGTGAATACCTTAGCGTGCAAAATTGGGTAGCTTATGAAAAGCATATATGTAGCGTTATGTTAGATGTATATGCTGGTCAATGTGCAAATGGACAATTCTTCAAAGATAAGTATGGTGATAAATTAACAACAACTAAAGTTAAAAACTTTTTAAACACAAAACTAAAACAAGGAGATTGGTATATTAATGCAGAAGAAGCTGTTAGCTATGGGTTCGCTGATGGTGTATTAGGAGATAGAAAACATCCTGATATTAAATCAATTAAAGATATAGCGTCATGAATATTTTAGAGTATGGATACTACGATGTAGCGTCCAACGATATAGAAGTAAAACAAAATGTTGCCAAGGCAGTTAAGCTGTCTGTTGATGTGGTGTCTGTATTGCCGTCTTACCTTAGGGCTATTAAGAATCTTCTAAAAGACTCTGAGACTATTCTTTCTACTGTTATAGACTATCCTTTTGGTCTGTCTTCTATAGAATCAAGAAGAGTAGAGACAGAAAACGCTTTAAAGGCCGGGGCTAAAATGATAGAACTTGTAGCACCTAATCACGCCTTGTGTAATAAAAAGTACGATAAATTTAGGAAGGACATTAACGAACAAAAAGCTCTTTGTGATAGACATAATGCTGAACTTAGATATGTTATAGATTATAGAACATATACAGAATATATGCTCTACAAAATTACCACAATGGTTGCAGCACATCAGATTGATACTATTTATCCTTCCAATAATTATATGTTAGATAATATAGTAGATAATTTGATAGCATCTATGATGATCGCAAAGAAAGTGCCTTATATTAATGTTATTGTAAATGGTAATGCTTGGAATGAGAAGCAGCTCAATCTTATTCAAAAAACAGATATATATGGCTATAAAACGAACAATATTCTCACTTTAGAAGCTTTGAGTAGTAATTGTGTATAGAAAGACGTAAGCTTACACAATTATACTTAAGGGTTTTAAGATGGCAACATTTTCTTTAGGATTTAACAATTATACGTTGCAGCAGTTTACTGCGTTAACTACAGCACATTCTGCAAATACTGATGTAAATAAAGCTGTAGTAAGCGAACCTGTCATCAATACAGGTAGTGGTATTTTTAGTGATGGCGGTAATCCAGAAGTAGTGGTGTCCAACTTTACTGCATCACCTAGCGGATTTGATTTTACTGGAGGAAACCTTAGTGTTACTGAAGGCAGAAATTCAAGAGCTGCTGACAAATCTGCTGGTACAACTATCAGTTATGGTGGCAGTATAGTTAGAGATGCCGTGGTAAAAGGACAAAATCAAACAAAAACCATGTCATTCCCTGTACAGGATAATAATTATCCTGGATATACTTTTTTTGGTGAAGAGTCAAAAATACAATATATCAGAAGTCGAAATTTTGCTGGGTTTATTACATATTTTTAATGTCAAAATAAAGGTTAATAACAATGCCAGATTGCAACACTATAGTTAATAGTATTTTATCAAAAGTTGAAACACGAACAATACAAATAGGCGCATTAAATAGTGCTAGACAAGCATATGAAAGTGCAGGTTGCCCAGACCATTATTTTTCAACGCCTGAATGCACAAAGTTGCTAGATGCTAAGAATGCGGCAGCAGCACTTGTAAAAGAAACCGACAAACAGATCGATACGTTGCATTTAAATTTTAGACAAGAAGGCTGCGAAGATACTAGCAATTGTAGTAATGCTGGAGTAAACTTTTTAAGCTGTGTTACGATACCTGAATCAAACTGTGATACCAACATAAAATATAAAAAACGTTGTTGTGATCTAGACACGCAACTAGATTATGTTGATAATCTTCTAGTCGCAATGCAAACTCGTATAAATCAGATTGGAAGCTGTTTTGAGAGTAAACTAAAGATGGTGACAGATGCCAGAAAACAATATAACACTTGGAACGATCCTTCAGGAAGTTATCAATACCAACTAGATCAAATATATGATGGGTTCAGAGCATCCACTCTAGTTGCTATACTTCAGTACAATATAAAATACAGTGGCAATTTGTCGTATACTGAAGCAGGTTCTGGTAATAATAGAGAAATTACTGTTACTGGCTGGGGCTCATCTGTTAGTCAGAGCGCAAGTGATAGGTTTGCAACGTTATTTTATGAGCAGGCAACAAGTGCTTCAACGTTAGCTAATATACTAAACATTACTTTACCTGGTCCTTTTTCTAGCGGAGGACCTACTGTTTTTAATCCTCCACCATTCCCAGAGTGTAGTGGTGTAACAGACATACCAACACAAACTTTTCACTGTTTTAGCGTAGAAGAATACAACACCATTAGTCTTGGCGAAAAAAAGATGTCAGACCACATAAAAAAACAATTTCCAAACGTAGAAGCTTTTTGTAGAGATCTTTTCAAAGTCGAACAAAACCTGCCAACAATGAAACGTCCCAAGGTGAGAAAGGCAAGTACCGCATTTAGAAATATAGCAGATCAGGCTTTCACAGAGGCAATAGCAGAATACGAAAAACAAGTTGCGGTACAAAGAGATAACCTGCGCTATGCTATGAGATATAAAGAAGACTTGACAAAAGACAGAGCTGCAATTGTAGCTGAGAAAGCAGCACTTGATGAGGAGATAGCAGAAAATGCAACTCAAAATAAAAACGCTATTGAGCAAGGACTAGGACAGGTAATAAGAAGTTCTATACGAGAAACTGTAAATACTACACATAGAGTACCTTGCGGTACACAAGTAATACCTCAAAGATATCCATTAGCGTCTGGCGTGTTTGGTCCGCAGATGTTTACTACAACAAATGCAGCAGGTATGACTAGCTTCGATACAGGTCCAGGTAGCCATGTAAACACCACTTATCCAGCAGATAAGGCATGCTGCGCTGCTAGAGGAGATACGAGTGAAGGCAAAACATATTCTTATCCTGTTACTCTAAATGCTACCGTAAAAATTGTGCTAGATGATGCCGCTAAAGAGAAGGCTAAAAAAGCTAAAGGTATCGTAGATTTAACACCTGACCAACAAGACGCTTTGTTAAATGATTTGAATGGGTGTACAAAAACAATTACTTTCTGTCTAGGCGAATCCTCCTAATAAATTTACAAAAGGTTTTAACAAATATGGCTAATTTAAATTTTTCTAGAAAACCAGATCCTGTGTCACCCCCTTCTTATGACACTCCGTTGTTTAATTTGGGGATTAATATTAGTGGTACAGATACATGCAAACCTAAGCATTGCGGTGTTTGTGGAGAGTGTAGAAAAAAAAAGTGGAGAGCTGTAGGAGAGATTGGTGGCTCGCTTACTGGTGATGATTATTTAGATTATCAAGGTCCAGGATGGATTGTCAGTGGTAGAGATCCTAGCGATCCTGAATCTGAATATACTGCCGTTTGGTATGGCCCAGCAATATGGGACACATATGATGAGTACGAAGCCGCCTGCCCAGATGATAGTTGCACCTCACCCAATGGTGCTGCAGCACTAGATCCTGACTCGGTATATGTGGCTTTACCATTCATTAAGAACCAAACAGAATGTATACTTCATGCGGCCACGCTTCCTTCTGGACAAGAAGCAGCTTGGTTTACAACACCCAATCCTTATGATGGGTATTTTGGTTCTAATGCCCAGTATAGATACTCTTCATAAAATTAAGCCAATATCAGCCATTTTGGGGTATAGCACTATTGCATATATGCCTATTTAACCATGGAGATTAATAATGAGTACAAGAAAAGCACATAGCTCAATCACCACAACGGTGAATGATGGTGGTTCTGCTATTAATACCGGAACTACATCTAGTGATAGTCCTATAACTAAAACCTTAAAATCATCTGATGACACAGTAACTGTACACGGATCGACAGTATCTGTAGCATCTGCTGATGTAAGACAAATTGGTTTAGGTGGAGCTATACTTAATACCGTAGCAAGTATTGGTGAGCTTTACGAAACACCAGTTAGACCTTCTACAGTATCTGTTCATAAACTAGTTAGTCAAAAGGTAGCTGACACCACAACCCGTATTCGTGCTGGTGATTTTAATATGTTTGGCATATCCTGTCAAACAAGTAACTTTAGCACAGTTCCTAGTGGAGTAACTACAGCATACAATGCTACAACTGTTGGAGATACACCTATTGACCAAGCTGTTAATGGTGGTGTTGGTGGTGCTGGTGAGCTTACATTCAGAACTGGTGCTAAGAATCCATCAAGCGTAGATTACGAAGCTAAGACTACTTAATCTTAATATTTTGACTTTAAAAGTAGACCTGTGGTGTAAAAACTATTGGTCTATTTTTTTTATATTTACTTGGAGATAAAAATGGCAGAACCAACTGTGGGTCATTTCTTTGAAAACCTAACAATGTCTATGCTTAGTATTATTATAGCATTGGTAGGATTCTGGACAACTTTTATTAAAGGTTTAGTGAATCGCAAGGATGTAGAAGCAATGTTGGCAGCACAGTCAGAAGCAAGTCAGTATTCTAAAGATAGGCAGTTTATTATGGAAAGATTAAATACGCATAAAGAAGATAGTAATATCTTGTTTAGGGCATTGGAAAAGAATACAGAGGTCATGAATGATCTTAAAATACAGATAGCTACACTGGCTAAAGCTATTGAAGCACTAGAGAATTAAATCTCAAAACATAAATGAGTAAATACTTTATATGTAACGAAAACTGGCTGCTTGCTTTTAATCCTAAGTGTGCCAGCAATAGCTTTGCTTATGCGATACTCAAAAGATATTACCCAGAATTTCTAAAGAAGATTAATCCCCAAAGACTAGCTACAGATCAACTAGCGTACCATAACAAAGTACCCAAAAGGTTCCATCCTGACAGGCCGGTGATACAAATATTTCGTGATCCCGTAGAAAAATTTAAATCATCCGTAGCTTTTTTAGAATTACTACAAATAGTTACAGTGGAAGAAATTATAGAAGACCTAATCAACGAAACAGACAAGGTACTTAAAATAGCAAAACACACCAACAAAAGAATAATGTATCACCGTTTTTGCACACCGATATATAAAAATATACACTTTTTAATTCAGGAGAGATTTCATGCTAAAGATCTACATTATTTTAGAATGCATGATCAGCTAGAAAAAGCAGCAGAATTATTGGACTTAGACTTTCCGTTAAAAAGAATCAACCCATCAAAAACAGCAGAAAAACCAGTATTAACTAAATCTCAAATTGATCAAATTCAAGAATATTATGCAATAGATATGGCTAGATGGGATTTCATGCAGGCATAATGGTGTATATTATACTAGCTTTTAAATTATTAACCAGTGAGGCATTATCATGGCAACTTCCGACGTATTACGAGACAATACAGCTCGTCAAGGTTCTATCGTTACTCAACCTAGTAGATCAGATACTTTTGCTAATGTAAAAGCAAAAAGAACTCGTAACGACTATCCTCTCACTCAGCCTGTTGCTACTGATGTAGAAACAAAATATACCAATAGATTTGATGATACTCGTTACTATTCTGGGGACACAGCCTCATAAGGTAAATAAATGAAAACTAAAGGATATCAGACCAGTGAATTTTGGTTTACTTTAGTAAGCTTCATATTTAGTGGTCTGTTCTTAGCTGGTATCATTACAGAAAGTGATACAAAAGATACACTGATTACAGTTGTCACTCATGCTGTAGAGTCCGTCATACTGATTGGTGGACAGACTGCTATATTCTACAGATATATACAGGGTAGGAATAAACAAAAGGCTTCAGAACAACACCGTAGAGAACTAGAAGAGTATGTAGGGGTTGACAAAGAATATAATCAAATTAATATAAATACAGCAAACTTAGGCGAATTAATACAACTTCCACACATAGGCCCGTCTATTGCTGAAAAAATTCTGCAATACAGAGAACAAAATGACGGATTTGATTACGTTGAACAGTTGATAGATATAAATGGTATTGGTGGTTCCACATATAAAGATATACAGCCCTATATAACACTACATTAAGGTAATAATAATGAGCGAAGAAAAAAAAGAATTAATTTATGGTGAAGTAGATGAGCTAACAAAGAATATAAAAGAAGCCTTAAATGACGCCAAAAGGATTGCTGTTGGTGAGGCTTGGAAAATTTTACAACTAGCCACAGCTAGTATTATCCAGATAATTGAAAAAATTGGCACAGATCTAAGTGGTCCAGAAAAGAAGAAAGTAGCGTTAGATGCTATATCTAATTTTTATGATAAGGTTTTTAAATCAGTAGACATACCTATGATTCCTAATTTTTTAGAACCTTTATTCCATCAATCTGTAAAAGCATTTTTAATGATATTGGTTGGATCAACCATTGATGCGTTAGTTACCACGTTTAGGGAAACCGGAATATTTATAAAGAAAAAAGTAGAGGGGTGATATGAATTTTACAGACAGTTTTAATGAATTTAGTTCTAAATTAAGCACAATGGATTTGGCTTTATATGCTGGTGCTGGTATAATTATATGGGTGCTATTTAAGGATCAGCTAAGCCCTGTACAAAAATTTATTATGGATTTGGTAGATAAGATTAAAAGTAAAACAGGCTCATCAACAGTAGTTGTCAAAGTGCCATCTGTTGTAAAAAATGCTAAGACTGAAAATCTGTTTTTCGATCTGGTTGTTTCTTGGAAGCAGACCAGAGATTTAGCAGAAAAAAGTGGGTGCAAAAGAGCTGTTGAAGTAGCCGATACTATGTTTCCTTATTTAAGCCCAACAGTGTGTGGAGATCAAGACGATGCAGAATAAAGTATTATTAGCGATAGGTGCAATTCTAGTATTGTTTGGTTTAGTTAAGCCAGATTTGGGTAATATTTTTACGCCTTCAGATAATGTGTCTGTTGTTGAATCATATGTTGTAGATGCTCCTTCAGACACTGATCTACTAGAAAAAGCAAGAGAAATCAAAGAAATACTGCAATCATCTGAAGATTCTACTAGAAAATCAGATGCCTTAAAATTATCTTCTTTATATGCAGACATAGCAACACTAATAGAGCTAGATGGAGAAGATCAAGTAGTTAAAGACACTAATGCTATTAGGCAAGTTAATTCTATTGCTGGCAATATGCTGAGATTAGATATCAAAGATAAGTACCCTAACCTTGCAGAAGCCTCTAGGTCTTTGGTAGTTACTGCTATTGGGGATGATGATGTGTCGTTAAGTGATGATTTAAGATCCAAGTCTGCTGAAGCTTTCAGGGCTTTAAGCTGGGCATTCTATCAAGGTAGTAAATAATGGCAAGAATGACACCAGAACAATTATACAATGAATACAAAAAAGGCTTTAGCGGATGCCTTTGGGAACAGCATGTCTATGACGACTTAATTGCTACATCTAAATACGCCTACTTTACAGACGGCGCTAAGAGAATAAAAAATAGCGGTAAGGGTAAACTGTCAACACCATATAAGTCTGTGTTGAAATTTGACAAAAATGCCTACACAGAACGACAGACTACGGGCGATTGCGTTTCACATGCTACACGAAATGGATGTGATGTAACTAGAGCTGTAGAAATAGATGTGAAGGGAGACAAAGAAAGCTGGCTTGCTAGAGGTGCTACAGAAGCAATATACGGCGCTAGAGGTCATACTGGACAGGGTATGAGTTGTAGTCGTGCTGCTACATTTGTGAGTCAAACAGGCGGCGTTCTTGTGCGTAAAAATTATCCTGGGGTGGCCGACTTCAGCAAGTACAATAGTAAGATAGGCACAAACTGGGGTGGTCGTGGAGTGCCGGATAAGGTTTTAGCAAAAGCAGATGATCATCAGATTAGAACAGTCTCGTTAATTCGAACAATAGAAGAAGCTAGGGACGCATTAGCTAATGGGTATGGATTAAGTGTTTGTAGCGGCTATGGATTTTCTAACAAGCGTAGCTCTAAGGGATTTGCTCGTAAAAGTGGGTCATGGGCTCACGCAATGGCTTGGACGGCTTGCGATGATACTGGTGATGAGCCAGCCTTTCTTGTTCAAAATAGCTGGGGTAAATGGAACTCTGGAGGACATCCAGATTGGGGTCCTATTCCTGATGGTTCTTTTTTAATACACGCAGATGTAGCGGCTGGTATGTTAAGGCAAAACGGAGCTTACGCCTTTAGTGATTTTAATGGATTTCCACCACAAAAACTTCCTGACTACGGATTTGAGAGTTATCTATGACAGACGAACAGAAAGACGAGCATAAAGGTGGCTGGATAGATCAGCTTCTTATGAATCAATTAATTAGAATTCTAACGGATTTTATATTAGGTATTATGAAATTATTCAGTACAGACAAACATATCACAAAACCAAAAAGACCATTAAGAGATTTGTTAGATAGGTGGCTTAAGAAATGAATAAATTATTTTGTGTAGCATTAATGATGACCGTAGCGTTTGCTGCAACACCTAAATATAGTACAACTTCTGTGGTGACTTTGTCTGGAGCTGTTTTAAAAGCTGCTGCGGGTGACAGCGTGAACATTAAAAAACCCAAACGCAAAGACTGTCCAGTGTGTAAAGGCAAGGGGTGGTATATCAGTGGTGATGGAATTAAGAAAATAGATTGCAACTATTGTGAACCAGAAGATGGGTTAGAAAAAACAAGTAATATAATTTATAGATAACCATGTTACGATGTATAAGCTACTATTTTAATCCTAATAATTCTGACAAAGTTAGACAGGATTTTATAGAATTTAAAAATAATCTAAATGCTCCCTTAACTGTAGTAGAAGTTGCTTTTGCCGATCAATATTTTTGGATTGATGATTCTATTAGGATATCTGCCAACGAATCTAATATGCTTTGGCAACCACAAAGATTAATTAATATAGGTGTAGAATCACTAAGGTCTTCTGTTGATCAAGTAGCTTGGTTAGATCCCAATATTATTTTTGAAGATTTGTCATGGTACAAAAGGGCAACAGTGGCATTAGACGAATATCCTATATGCCAACTTTTTAGTCATGTTAATGATGAGTTGGGATATCTAGCAAAAATCAAACAGGAAGGTGAAAAATATAGTCTAAAGAATAATCCTGTCATATCTAATGTAGGTAGGTATGATTTGGCTTGGGCTGCAAGAAGAGATGCTTTGCCTAAGGGCTTGTATGATTTTTCTATTGTAGGCAATAATGAATTACATCAAATTGTTACTTGGCAAGGAGCTTGGAATAACAGTTTTTGTCGTGACTTCCATCAAGATATTAGCCTACCCCTATTAGCCAAAGCTATCGATGACTTTATGGTTGTGCAAAATAAATTAAATAATTTAAATGACATTAAAATTACCACCACTAGTAGTCAACGTCCAATTTATACACACATATTAAACAAACATCTGTTTGATATCAGTGAGGATATTGAATTAGGTAGTAATGGTTTATGGCAATGGTCTAGCGATAAAACAGAATTGCACAATGAAATTAAAGATATTTTATGACGGAAGAAGACAACAAACCAAAACAAAAAGGTTTTTTAGCAGGTAATTGCAGATATAATTCATTTAATCATGCGATTGAATTAATCTTAGATAGAAAACCAGAAAAAATAATAGAGTTTGGCACAATGCGTAAAGACTCGACAAATGAGGGTTGGAGCACCGTTACTTTTGCACAACTTTCAAGAATATTTGGGTTTGAATTTTATTCAATAGAAGTTAATAAAGATAATTATAATTGGGCTAAAGGCGTATTACATGAAATGCAACTCTCAGAGTATACTACACTGCACAATGAATGTCAGTTTACTACTATATCGTCTAACAATAGTAGTTATGATTTCCTTTTTATTGATGCTGTAGCTAAAGATATAGTACTCACTGTTATTTTAAATCATCCAAATAATTTTCTCAACGATTCTGCTATAATTTTAATTGATGATTGTTTGCCTGGAATACAGTTAGACAACATATTTAAAGTTATCAATGCATCGAATAACCTCAGGCCAATTTTGCCCAATAAACAACTTGACTACAACGATGAAGAACTAAAGTATTTGGGATCAAGTAAAGACAACCCCTTAAACTTAGGTATATTAGAATATCCAACACAGATTATTTTAGAATATAAGAAACTGTGAGTATATCATTTATAACTTCGTACTTCAATTTTACAAACTCTAATAGGATTAAGAATAACTATATAGAGTTTCGTAGACATTTTCCATATAAAATTCATACAGCAGAACTCACCATTGATGATCAAGATTTTTTTATAGAAGACAGCATAAAGCTAAAAGGAACAACTTCTAATATAGTCTGGCAAAAAGAAAGACTTCTAAATATATTAATTGATAGTCTTCCAAATAGTACAGATATTGTGGTTTGGGTGGACTGTGACATTATCTTTAATAATAAAGATATACTAAAAGACATAGATAAAACTTTAAATCGTTACCCTGTTGCACAATGTTTTGAAAGCGTTTATGAGAAATCAGAAAACAGCACACATAATAACATTTCTTTTGCTAGAGACTACCTTAATACAAAGAAACAAGATTGGCCAGCTATAGGTTTTAGTTGGGCTATGAGAAAAAATGTGATAGATGGTGGATTGTTTGATTGCGATGTGTTGGGGAACAATGACGCTTTACAGCTAATAGCTTGGTTGGGACTGTGGGACCATCAGCAAGTATTGGTTCTGCCTCCAAGAATGAGGCGTAAATACCTATTATGGGCCTTAAGCAATAATGAAAACGTCAACGGTCAAATTGGGTGTATTAAAGGGAGTGTAGAGCATTTGTATCATGGGAATACTGACAATAGACAGTATTGGGAAAAGAACAAAATACTACAGAATCACAAATATGACCCATATACAGACATAAAAATTACAGATGGTCTTATAGAGTTGCTGCCCAACAAGCCAGAGTTTAAACAGGACATAGCTCAATATTTTATAGACAGAAAAGATGATGAGTAATAAAGAACTATTCAACAAAATTTTACAAACGACTATAAATAATATTGACGACAATATAGTGTATAGTACTGCAGGGTATAATACTGCAGCGTACAATACTGCAGGGTACAACCCTGTTTTTGGAACGAATACTGCTGGGTATCCTCCTACAGTCATAGGCGGAGGTCCGCCAGTTGAAGCTAAAGCACAAATAACATCGGATGGTATTTTAAAAACTGGCGCCAGGGATGGTAAATTTTATATTAACATAAGGCCGAAGTAATATCATGAATGAATTAGAAAAAATTGCAGAAAAAATTGCTATAGATTCTGACATAGATCCGAAGGCTAACTTTGGTAGTGTCATAGTTGTTATTATGTTGATTGGGGTATTTCTTACTTTGATCAGAGTCATACAAGACTGTAATAAAACAGAACTCAAAATGCTGACTAGTACTGAACAAAAATGTACTGCTTATGCTAGTCATATTAAAACATTAAGCGTAAGGCGTGGATGGTATACCAAAATGCGTCTTAAAAAAATATTACGGAAAAATATGCCAAGGGAAGAATATAAAAAACATGGAAGTGTTTTGTGTGAGAAAATATTGGATGCTGCAAGCGATTTGAGTCACGAACAAGTTCATTCTTTAATAGAGGTAAGTAATGTTTAGTTTATTAATATGGTGCGTATATGGTATTTTTGTAGGGTCTATTGCTAAGAGTATAGTTCCTGGTGAAGAAAAATTAGGGTTTTTTCAAACCGTAGCCCTTGGTGTTGCTGGATCGTATTGCGGCGGAGCAGCATCTTATTTATTAGGGTTTTATAGTGCGTTAGAGCCTGCGGGAATTTTTATGGGAATTGGTGGTGGCGTGGTTGCTCTTTTAGTTTATAATAAACTAACCAAGAGTTAACTTCACTACAGTATCTAGGATTATAATGTCAAGACCAATAGTAGTATATGCGTATAATCGTCCAGATTATTTAGATAAAGTATTGCAAGCATTAAAGCCTCAAGTCAAGGACGCTGAGGTTTTTTTGTTTCAAGATGGTGCAAGAATACTAACGGATGATAAGCCCAAAGTAAAAAACAGTGTAGATGTTTTTAGTAAGCATTTTCCTAAATCCAAAGTCTTTGCTAGTGAATGCAACTTAGGCGTTGCTTTTAATCAAAAAAGAGCAAGAGAATTTATTTTTGATAGAGCAGATTCTGCTATATTTATAGAAGACGATATAGTATTAAATGACTATTATCTAGAACAGTTAAATTTATTAATGGATAAATTCCAGGATGATAAAGACGTCAGTATGGTGAGTTGTTTTGGTGAAATTCATAGACACACAGATGTTTTTAAGTATTGTGACTATCTTACAAGATACGACGATTGGGATAAACAGCAAGAGAGAAATAATAACAAATTTATGCAAATGGAGCATATTTGGGGATATGGGTTTTTTAAAAGAGCATATGATGTTGTGGCTCCTTTTATGGAAGGTTACTATGCTATGCTACCAGATGACTATAGGGGTAGGCCGCATCAACAAATATTGGGATACTGTGAACAATATGGCATGGACCCAACCAAAGTAGTAACTAGTCAAGATAGTGTTATGAGTGGTTTTCTAGCCTTAAATAATTTTATTAAAATATCCACCTTTACTATGAATGCACAGTATATTGGAGAATGGGGAGAGCATAGCAACGCAGACCACTATGCACAAAATTGGAAAAACTATAAGCCATATAATAAAATGGTAAAGGAATTTTTATGGGACGATGGCGTAAAAGAAAAAATTAGGACATTATGCAAAGCTAAGTTTTTAAAATGATAACATTCTTTACTACTCTAGAACAATTCTTGTATAGAGAAAAAAACTCACTACTATCATGGACAAAACTAGATTGCGTCCATGAAATTGTAGTGTATACGTCTTTAGAAACTAGTCAGATTTTAGAACATCCTAAAGTTGTTGCTAGAAAATATCCTAAAGAACTCAAGCCTTTAGATCCACCTTCAATCAAAGATCTTTTCCTAGATGCTATAGATAAAACCGATAATCAATATCTTTGCTATGTAAATAGCGATATAATATTTTTATCAGATTTTTGTGAAACTTTTAAGCATATAAAAGATAAATATGATAAGCCCTTTCAAATGGTAGGCAAAAGAAGAGATTGGGTAGATTATTGTGATTTAGATATTAATAATTTGTCTGATGAGCAAATCATGGAAATTGCTGGTGACCTGCCATTCAGAAACACAGAACATTGTGACTATTTTTGTTTTCACAAAGACGTATATTTAAATTTAAATTCTAAAAATTTCTTTCCAAATTTCTTAATAGCTAGAGGATCTTTTGATAGGTGTATGTTATGGCTTCCAAGACAAATAGGCTATGATAGTATAGATTGTAGTGAAAATATTTATGCTTTACATCACGAAGAAGGTGGAGACGTTAGAGGCCCTTACAAAAGTTCTAGACCTTCATTCTGGCCACAGTTTAGAGAAAATGAAAGACTTTTGGTAGAAGCTATGCGAAAATTTAATCAATCAACGCATGTAATTCCAAATTTTCCAGGAGTAAATGTAAAAGCACCTTTATAATGAAAAGATTAATTTATGTAGTAGATTTAGACGACACGTTATGTAGAACTGAAATGGGTGTGGGCCCAGACGGTAAGAGTGGTCCGCAGTATTTTGATTCTAAGCCTATATCTGACAGAATTAATAAAATTAACGAATTACATGATGAGGGACATATAATCATCATTGAAACAGCCAGAGGTAATAATTCAGGTAGGTCTTGGTTTTTTAAAACGTTAAATCAACTAAAAGATTGGGGATTAAAATTTGATCACCTGAGAAGTGGAGTAAAGTATATGGCAGATTATTATATTGACGACAAAGCTATTAACAGCGAAGACTTTTTTCATAATGGGTAGTGTAAACAAAATAATTAAAGTTTGTCCTGGTTTTCTAAAAAGAGCATACTACAATTGCGTGCCTTTCAATCGTAGGTATGGTAAGATTTTTGTAGAAACTTTTCAAAACTTAATGACATCTAGAACATGGAACAAACAACAATTATTAGACTATCAATATTTAGAGTTCAAGAAACTCATTACACACTGCTACAATAATGTGCCTTACTATAAAAATGTGATGTTAGACCGTGGGCTTTGTCCACAATCATTCAAATCTGCTTCTGATATCTCTTTACTGCCAATACTTACAAAAGATATTATTAGAGATAATACAAAAGATCTTATTGCTTCTAATATGATTGGACAAAAATGTTTTGAATTTAGAACTAGTGGATCAACAGGTAAAAAATTAATTTTTTATGGCACTGATGATTTATACAAAAAAGAAGCCGCTTTTGTACTAAGGGCTTTTAATGACCATGGAGCAACAATGTACGACAAGCCTAGTGTTTGGCTGCGTAGATTTGTGCCCCCTAAAGAAAATATGTTATGGAATTATGACTATGAATTAAGAAGACTATACATGTCAGCATATCATGTTAATGATAAGACTGTACATGATTATGTAAAAAAAATAAATGCAGGAAATTATCACACACTGGTTGGGTATCCGTCTAGCATTTACATACTAGCATGTTTATGTGAAGACCATAATTTATCATTAAACATATCGCAAATACATGTAGCCTCAGAAAAAATGTTAGAAGAATGGTCTAACAAAATATATAAGGCTTTTGGCATCAAACCCAAAGCGCACTATGGACTACAAGAAAAAGTTGTGTTTCATCATCAAACTAGTGAGTCGGACCACTATTATGAAAATTTTGAATATGGTATTACTGAATTTGTGCAAGAAAATGATCAAAATGTAATAGTTGGTACAGGGTTTAATAATTACTATATGCCTTTTCTTAGATATAAAACAAACGATGTAGGAATCATAAACAATGACAAAAGCACATGTTACACTATGTTAGATATAGATGGTAGATGTGACGATATACTAATATCTAAAGATGGTTGTAGATTGCCAGGGGTTAACTTTTACACTATGATGTATAAGATAGATGGTGTTAAAATGTTCCAAATTTTTCAAAAAGCAGACCGTAGTCTTACAATGAATATTGTTAAGAATGAGAAATTTTGCGAAAAAACGGAAACCGAAATTAGAAAAGGTATGTCTAGCAGAGTAGGTTCGCTACCACTGAATATTGCAATAGTTGATGAAATTAAAAGAAGTACTGAAACAGGTAAAATAAGAAACATCTTTACAGAAAAATGATTAAGCACAATAAACATTTGGCAACAATTAAACCATATGTTACATCTAATAGATTTACTTTAGATAAGTCGTGGACTCTTTGTGATTGGAACGAGTCTTTGTTTGCTCCTAGTGCCAAGGTAACAGAAGTTTTTGACAGTTTAACCAAACAAATTAATTTTAGACTATATCCTGATATCACACAACAACAACTTAAAAGCAAAATATCTGAGTATGTTGATGTTCCAAAAGAAAATATTGAGGTATACAATGGATCTGACGATGCTTTAAAAGACATATTTTCTGTGTTTGTAGATGAAAGCACCAGTGTTCTGACCTATGCACCATCATATACTCAGGTAGATACCTTTATTGATATTAATACAGCCAACCACACAAGCTCTTTAATAAATAATATTTTTGATAAACATGAATACGACTTTGAAGAATGCTCAAAGCATAATGTTGTATATATAGTTAATCCTAATAATCCAACTGGACATTTGATACCCATATCTGTTATTGAAAGTTTACTAAAAGATAATCCAAATACTCTATTTATTATAGATGAAGCCTATTATGAGTTTTGTAAAACAAGTTGTGTGCAATTAACAAAACAATTTTCTAATATTGTTGTGACAAGAACTTTCTCTAAGGCATTTGGCTTAGCTTCATTTAGACTAGGATATATTATATCTAATAAAGAAAATATAAAATCTTTACAAAAAATTAAAAATGGCAAAAGTGTAAACTCAATTGCTCAACTTGCTGGAATAGCTGCATTGTCTGATATTGATTATTTGAACTCATGTGTTGAGCAAACGGAATTGTCTAAGCAATATTTTTATGATAATTTAAACACATCGTACCAAACACTAAAGGGTTACGGAAACTTTATAATTGTTAAAACCGATAATATTAAAAATACACTAAAGGTTTTAGCAGAAAATAAAATTTTAGTCAGAGATAGGAGTTACTTGGAGGGATTGCAAAATTGTTTTAGGGTATCTATAGGACCTTTAGATCTAACCAAAAAAATATTACAGGTATTACAATGAATATAAGTTTTATAGGTTTGGGAAAACTAGGACTACCTTTGGCAAGCTGTTTAGCAGAAATAGGGAATAGTATAGTTGCTGTTGATAAAAACGAATATATATTAGATAGTTTAAAAAATGGACAGCTTCCATTTTATGAACCGGGTCTTGAAGAATTGTTTAATAGCTGCAAGCATAGATTTTTAAAATTTACAGACTCATATGAACAGGCAATTAAAGAGACAGACGTATCTATAATTTTAGTTAATACACAGTTGGGAGATGATGGCTATGCTGCTGATTTTGTAGAAGCTGCTATGTCTGATATAGCTGTAAACTTGAAAAAGATAGAAAAGCCGTATCATACCATAGTTCTATCTTCAACTGTTTTACCTGGTAGTATTAAAAAATTAATATCTGACATAGAGAAAATTTCTGGTAAAAAATTTGAGGATGATTTTGGCTTTGCGTATGTACCTGATTTTGTAAAATTAGGCAGCGTTATTAAAGATTTTAAAAATCCAGACTTTTTCCTAGTCGGATCTAATAATGTTAGAGATTTAGAAACTGTACATAAAGTTTGGTCTAAAATGCACCAAAACAATTGTAGTCATGAATCTTTAACCTTAGAAGAAACTGAAATAGCTAAGGTTGCTTTAAATGCATATATAGTAAGTAAAATTACTTTTGCTAATTTTTTAGGAGAGCTTTGTAAAGGCTTGCCAAATGTCAATGTCCATAATATTACTAATGTTGTAGGTATGGACCAAAGAATTGGTAATAAGTTTTTTGGCGCGGGTGCTCCATATGGAGGTACCTGTTTTCCCAGAGATGCCACCGCTTTTGTAAAATTCGCTAAAGACAGGAATCATATAGCTAAAAATCTAATATTTGCACAAGAAGTTAACGATATGGTTTTAAATAGTATAGCTAAAGAGTGTGATAAATATCAAAACATAGGCATTCTTGGTTTATCTTTTAAACCTGACTCACCAGTTACCATAGGGTCGCCATCTGTATCACTTCTAAAAAGAATACAAAAACAAGTGCGGGTATTTGATTACATAGTGCAAACATCTGAAAATTTAAATATTTTTATGGAACAAACGCCAGAAGACCTAATTAATAAAAGTGATTGCATAATAATTATGCATCCAGATAAAAGATTTGCTGGATTAAATTTTTATAATAAAAAAGTCGTTGATCCTTGGGGCATGTTGTGAAAAGTCTGTATGTTAAGCAAAAAATACACATAGGTGGCCCGTGGTCATCATTTAAGTTTAATGATGTTAGTCCAGAATTTATACTTTCAAAATTTTATGCTAAAGCTGGACATCCTTTGCAAATGATATTATTGTTACAAATGGACTGTGCAATAATTAATGAAACTATTGCTATGCCCTGGATGAGAGAGATTTCTCATTTGTTCGACACCGTAAAGCAACACACACAAAATACAGTGAATATTGATGATGTAGATTTTGGTCAATATGATGTAGTAATATCAGAAGATGCAATAATACAAAAAAATATTATTGATAGATACCCCAATACTCTATTTTTATATTTTAATGCTGAGCATTTTGATGCTAAATATAGTCAAGACTACGACGTATTTTTGCAACATATTAATCATCAACAGCAAAGACATATTAATGAAAAGTTCTTTACTTTTCCTAGAGATATAGAAGCTATGCAAAAAATGTTTAATGTTACAAACAAGCATGGGTACTTTTTAGACAATAGAGATAAAGACGAATATATGTTAGATATGCCAAACAACAATAATTCTCCAGTAAAAAATACTTCATATTATTGTCCTACTAATATTATAGAGGGTGAATCGAAACAATATTATAGCAATTTATCAAAATCTAAATATGCAATATGTATTAGTCAAAGACATGGTCAATTTTTCCATGACGCAAGCTCATTAAACACAGTGTGTATAGGACAAACCGCTAATGATAATAGTCATTTCTTGCACCCAGACATGATTTGTAATAATATAACTTGTGTACAAGACAAAATAGAAGAGCTAGAAAAAAATATCGATTACTACGAAAGTGTGGTTAATTGGCAGCTAGACAACATAAGACAATTAAATAATCAATTCTTATCTATGTTACAAAAAGAAATAGAAAAAAAGAGGCAAGCTAGATGAAAACAGCATTAGTGTGTGGAGCCGGTGGATTCATAGGATCGCATCTTGTTAAAAGATTAAAGGCAGATGGATACTGGGTTAGAGGTGCGGATCTAAAGATACCAGATTTCTCTACAACAGAAGCTGATGATTTTGCACTAGGAGATTTGTGTAATTTTAGAAATGCTGAAAGAGTAATGTCTTTACCTAATGGAGAAGTGTTTGACGAAGTTTATCAACTAGCAGCAGATATGGGTGGAGCAGGATATATTTTCACTGGAGAGAACGATGCGGGTATCATGCATAATTCTGCACAAATTAATCTTAATATAGGCTCAATAGCTGTTAGCAAAAAAGTCGGTAAGCTGTTCTATAGCAGCAGTGCCTGCATGTATCCAGCATATAATCAAGAAGATCCAGACAACCCAAAATGTAGCGAAGATTCTGCATATCCAGCCGCACCAGATAGTGAATATGGATGGGAAAAACTATTTAGTGAAAGATTTTATTTAGCATTACAAAGAAATCATGGATTAGACGTAAGCATAGCTAGGTATCATAATATCTTTGGGCCAGAAGGCACTTGGGATGGAGGCAAAGAGAAAGCTCCTGCTGCATTGTGTAGAAAAGTTATTAGGGCAGAAGAAGGAGATACTATTGAAATTTGGGGAACGGGTAAGCAAACAAGATCATTCCTATATATTGATGAGTGTATAGAAGGCACATTAAGATTAACACGATCAGATTTTGCTGGACCAGTTAATATTGGTAGTGAAGAAATGGTGAGCATCAATCAGTTTGCAGAAATGATTATTAAATTGTCTGGCAAGAATGTTAAATACAAAAATGTAGATGGTCCCGTGGGTGTTAATGGTAGAAATTCTGATAATAGACTTTTACAAAAAGAATTAGGTTGGCAACCCTCTATGACACTTTATAATGGATTAGAGAAGACATATAAATGGATACAGGAACAAAATGGCCGAACCTAAAGAGATACTTAATGACTTTGTTAATACTGGAGACTTAGTAACTTTTGCTGAATACTTTTTACAGTATGACTATTGCAAAGATAAGTCTCAGTTAGATGAATGGTTGGTAAAATCCATATTGGTGATTACACAAAGACATCATATGGATATCTTGTATAATTTTATTTTACAACTATATAGAGATGATCATGACTTATCTCATTTTGAGCTGTCTAGTATATATCCTGTAAATGTATCAAATTTAAAAAGTGTAACTAATTGCTACACTAAGAGATTTAGTGGTGGTATAGGGGATTTTCTCAGAGGTTCTGTGCATCTATTTGAAAACTTGTGTCATCACACACAAGCCTCTGTAACCCTTGATTTTAAACAGCACCCTATCGGTAAGTTTATTTTAACCACAGCCCCTGAAACGCAATCAGAGCCCATAGATTTAGAAGTAGAAGCAGAATCCAATAGAGGTTCCCAAAATTGGTCTATGCACATGAAAAAGATACTTAACGAGACCATAAGTAGTTCAAAAGATCTAGCAATATCTTCATTTTATCATGATGTTCTAATTGTGCCGCACTATGACAGAAATGCTAGATGTTTCTTACAAAACTACAACCTAACAGATAAATGCAAAAGATATTTTAAATTTCATATTTACTTTCATAAAGATGTAGAAAATCTTTATCAAACACTTAATATAAAAGACTATCATGTTTTACACTTTAGGCTAGGCGACAGAAAAAGCGTATCTCACTTAGACGAGCAAATATCTGATTTGCCAGAGTATATTAAAGAAAATCCTAATTACAAATCTTTTGATCATGACTATAGTGAATACTACAAAATGGCAAAAAAATATTTGAAAGATAGTAAGTGTAAAAATCTAATCATTATGTCGGACTGCAATGATTTAAAAGCATACTTTAAGAAGGTCAACAAGAGCAAAAAGATACACATTATACACGAAAAGAGCACTCATACATCCTATGCTCCTTCTACCCTTACTTTTACTGATTTTCAAAATCAAGACATAGAAGATGAAAAATTATTACACACAGCTTTAGATGTAAAGATTCTTTCTGAAAGCAAAAGTAATATATCTTACAGTGTGTATGATTGGGGGTCTGGTTTTGTTTATTGGATTAGTAAAATTTTTGATGTCCCTTGTGAAATCAATACGCTATGACAAAAATATATACATATTATGAAAATCTAAATGATCCAGATCAAGAAATGCATGAGAGCTTGCTAGGTGTGTGGGAAGAGAGCTGGAAAAAGCAAGGTTTTGATCCTATCATTTTGTCTATTGATGATGCCAAAAAATCATCACTATTTAATCAATATATGGACTTAGTGCAAGAAGTACATATAGAAGTTAGGGGAGGTGCAGGACTAAAACAAAAAAATCCAGTTCATAGATATTGGTTGGCTGCACAAAGAGAAATAGCTGCTTTCCACACAATACAAGAACCTTCTTTTATATCTGATTATGATGTAATAAATAAAAGATTTAGATTTGATCACAAGATAGATAGTAAATTATATTGGAGAGACGAATGTTGTTCATGCTTTGCCTCTGCAGACAGTCATGGTTGGGAGAAATATATCTTATTCTTAATTGCACAAAAAAATAATATTGTTAATTGGTGCAAGAAACATTATGAAGAAAGAAACAGGAGATGTTTTGGAGATCAAGACTTTCTTGAAGCTGTATATCATCAAAACACACTTTCTGATGTAATGAAAGTATTTAATATTTCAAGACATCATACCAAGATCTGTAGGCACTACGATCCGGAAGAAAAAGATTTTCCTAATATGGAAATATATCATTTAGGTCACGGCACATCGTGGAAAAGAGCAGAGAGGCTTGGTTACACACACAATCAAATTAATCAATATAGATTAGAAATGGCAAAGGAAATAATTAATGCTTAATGACAACGAATTTCTTGATTCTGAAATAGTCAAAAACTTAAATAAATCTGTAAAACCATATTTGCCTGACTTTGAGGGAAATTGCCTATACAATCATGCCAGCCATTTTGTTTTAGATACAGAGAAGTATTCACTAAGAAACAATTTATACAATTTGTCTAGAGTTTCTGAAAGTTTAGTTCAAGTAGGAATTAATGGAGGACATTCTGTAGGCTTGTGTTTGTACGCTAATCCAAAATTAAAAGTACTAGGTTTTGATTTATTTAGCCATCCTTATACCAAGGGTAGTTGCGATTATTTAGCACAGAATTATGACTGCATATTTACTGCTGGTAACAGTCATACCACTATAAAAAAACATATTCCGACACAAAAATATGATTTAATTCATATTGATGGAGGTCATAGTACAGACGATTTAATTCAAGATGTCCATGATTGTAAAAAATTCGCTCATACTGACACCATAGTTGTTATTGATGATATACCTGGAAACCAAGATGTATATCAAGGAGTTGTTGATGTATGTAATAGTAATATTTTGGTAGATATTACTGAGCAGTTATTGATGGACAGAATTATTGGTATTATGGACTGTCCTTTTCATAGGTTTTTTGCCTACAAAAATTAAATTATGGAAATAACACTAAAAGATTTTTATAAAAAGAATAAATGTAATCAATTTTTTGATGAAGTTACATACTCAGAACAATACCCTGAGGTTTCTGATTTTTATCAACCTTATTGTAAAGAACATAGCGTGACAGAAAAAGAAAGACTGTATTTTCATTGGGTATGCTACGGTATAAATATGGGCATGCTACCCTGCAAAACAACAGACATACACAAATTTTTAGCTTTCCTTTTTGAAGAGATAGCCTATGCACATCAACAAAAAGAACGGCTACTAAAAATGATCGTAAATTTTATTAGGACTACCACATACAATCCGCATGTGTGCGACTCTAACGAAGATGGAGACTTCAACATTAACTTAGTTAAGTCGGTTGCATTTAATCTTGATATAGAAAAACGTATACAGGAACATGACTTCAATGATTAAGGCAATATGCTCATATTTTAATTATAATAATAATCCTGTTAGAAAATCTAACTATGAGAAATTTAGAAAAAACTTTGCCCATGATCTAATTACAGTAGAATTAGCTACAGACGCATCTCATTTTTTTATAGATGATGCTATACAAATTGTAGCTAAGCCTGAAAATTTTTTATGGCAAAAGGAAAGATGTTTCAATATAGCTTTAGAAACTTTGCCTGATAGTGTAGATAAAATTGTATGGGTAGATACAGATGTAGTATTTCATAATGACGATTGGCTTACGGAATTAGATAAATTATTAGATGAAAAGTGTTTTGGTCAACCGTTTGAAAGAGTGGTAGAGCTAGACAATCATTTTAATCATAATCTCAACTGCTTTTCTTATGCCAAACTACTACACTCTTACATACATCATAATGAACCTATAGGACGCAGCTTGGCTGTTGGACTATCCTGGGGATGTCGCAGATCACTTTTACCAAACGGCTTTTATGATAAACATATTATGGGTAGTAATGATGGCTTACAATTATATGCTTGGTTAGGCGATATTGTTAATTACAAGATATTCGCAATGCCTAATAATTTGATACAAGATTTTTTAAATTATTATCAAAATTTAGACAAATCTTCTGGCGTAGATGTTGGCTATTGTAAAGGTGTCGTAGAGCATTTATATCACGGAGACTACAAATATAGAGGATATAATTCTAGAGAAAAAATACTTACTCATGATTTTGATATTAAAGATCTGGAAATGGATAGCAACGGGCTGTATAAACTGAATAATAAAGGTAAATTTGATGAAATCAAAGAACACTTCTCCAAGCTGTAACAAGACAAATGCTATCATGTTGTCAGCTTGTGGTAGAGTTGGTACAAATTTCATACTGTCAACAATTCGTTCAAATTTTAAAGAATGGTTTTGTTTGGGTGAATTTTTCAATCATATCTTTTGGAATATGTACATAAAAACAAAAGTTGTACAGTTAATGGCTGCTCACAAAAGCAATTATATATATAAGTATGCGGGATGGCTTGATGCACATCAGGAGTTTTTACTTAGGAATTTATCAAGCTTAGTTCGTGAATATCACTCAGTACCTATACAGGAACTTATCGAAGAGATGGAAAGATTTATCGAACCATCTAACGAAGAATTGTATGGAGTAAGTGTAAAGTTTTTAAACAAAACTGTGAATAAAAATACAATAGTAAAAGTTTTCCTAGGTCAAACATCTTTAGAAGAAACAGACAGGATGAATAATAATATAGATATAAACAAAATACTAAAACACTGCAATGCTTTAATAATACCACACAGGAAAAGTGCTTTGTTGACGCATATTAGCGAAGTTAAAGGAAACCTAAATAATGTGTGGTATATTGACACTAACGAAAAAAATATGAACAGAATACAAGAATGCAAAAAGCTAAAGATTACGTGGAATAAAGAAGCATATTTAGGTAAATTTAATCAGATAAAAAACGCTCAAGAAAAAATTGCTGAAATATATAACAACTTCGATGGACCTAAGTGCATAATAAATTATGAAGTGTTACACGCACAGAAAAATAAACTGGAATACCTTCAGGAAGTCTATGATCAAAACGGAATAAATATAAAAATAAAACCAGAAGAAATAGATCATGTAACAATTAAGCAGTCTAAAGAACAGCCATTAGAAGATAATTTCAATAACCCTGAAGAGTTTTTAAAAGATTTTCCCAATATCCAAACTGAGATACCAATAGTATAAAATATGAGACCAAACTGGACAGATTATTTTTTAGGAATTGCAAAAGTTGCATCGCAACGTAGTCATGACATTCATACCCAACACGGCTGCGTGATTACAGATCAACACAACAGAATATTGGGTGTTGGCTACAATGGTTTCCCTAAAGGTATGGATGACGAATCCTTACCAAAAACTCGTCCAGAAAAATATGATTGGATGATTCATGCTGAACGCAATGCTTTGTCTAATTGTGTTGTACGTCCAGACAACGGTATTGCGTATATTACAGGTCAGTGTTGCAACGACTGCATACTCGCCCTACACCAAGAAGGAATAAAAAAAGTAATAATGTGGGACAGCCACGGAACAAAATTATTCAATGAAAAAGAACAAAAAAAATTCAACCTTTTTGTTAAACAGAGTAAGATAGAGATTATAAAAACAAAACCGAATGTTTCTTGGTTGCAAGATCTGTTCGGTGTACTATAATACTATCATGACTGTAAATTTTATTAACACTTACCTAGCTGATGGCCTTTATGTTATTTCTTTCGCCGTCGCTGTATCCTGAATTATTTTAAGGAGAAAATATGTCTGCGCTTCAAGAACTTCAAAACTATACTTTCGTTTCTAAATACGCTAGATGGTTGGGAGACAAGAATCGTAGAGAGACCTGGAAAGAAGCGGTTGAGCGTGTGCAAAACATGATGCATACTCAATATGACGATAATGATATCACAGAAGATATTAATTGGGCCTACGACCTCATGCTGAAGAAAAAAGTATTGGGTAGCCAGAGGGCCTTACAATTCGGTGGAGAACCTATTTTAAAAAGACATGCCAAGATCTACAATTGTACAAGCTCATACTGTGATCGATTGAGATTTTTTCAAGAATGTTTCTGGCTATTGCTGTGTGGTAGTGGCACAGGGTTTAGTGTTCAAAAACACCACATCGCCAAATTACCAACACTTTCTCCGAACACAAAAGATAAGCGTAAGGGCGTAAAGTATAAAATAGAAGATAGTATTGAAGGTTGGGCAGATGCCTTGGGGGTGTTATTGAGTTCATATTTCACAAAGCCTGCCGAAAATAAATTTAAAGAATACAAAGATCAATATATCGTTTTTGATTATAGTAACATCAGAGAAAAGGGATCAACCCTGTCTTCTGGCGTAGGCAAAGCTCCTGGGTTTGAACCATTACAAAATGGATTAGAAAAAATTAGAGAATTATTGGAGGTGTGCGTTGAAAGAAAACAGAAAAAACTCAGACCGATTGATGCTTATGATATTATTATGCACTCAAGCGATGCTGTACTATCTGGTGGCGTTCGCAGAAGTGCGTCACTAGCGTTATTTAGTCCAGATGATGAAGAGATGGCAAAGGCTAAAACTGGTAACTGGTATGTAGACAATCCACAGAGAGCCAGAAGCAATAATTCGGCCTTATTGCTAAAAGACAATACAACATATGAACAATTCCAAATACTAATGGATTCTGTAAAAGAGTTTGGTGAGCCAGGTTTTATTTGGAGTGACTCTACAGAAATGACGTTTAATCCATGTGTTGAAGTGGGTATGTGGCCTGTAAACGAAGAGTCTGGCAGATCAGGCTGGCAGGGATGTAATCTTTCTACCATTAACTGTTCTTCATTATCTGATGAAGAAGATTTTTATGAACGCTGCAAAGCTGCTGCAATTATTGGAACTTTACAGGCTGGATTTACTGCATTAGATTATTTAGGAGATGATAGCAAGACTATTTTTGAGCGAGAGGCTTTACTTGGTGTTTCTTTAACAGGGATTATGGAAAAGCATGAGTTAGTATTAACGGAAAAAGTTTTGAAAAAAGGCGCAAAAATTGCTGTTGATACCAATAAAGAACTTTCTAAAAAGATAGGCATCAATCAGGCAGCAAGAGTTACGTGCTTAAAGCCTGAAGGTACTAGTAGTAGCATGCTGGGAACAAGTTCTGGTATCCATCCGCATCATGCAAAAAGATACATTAGGCATGTACAAGCCAATATTCTAGAAGCTCCCTATCAACACTTTAAAAGTTATAATCCTCAAGCGTGTGAAAAATCATCTTGGTCTGCCAATGATACAGACGAGGTTGTAAAATTTCCTATTGAAGTTCCTGATGGCTCTAAGCTAAAAAATCAATTACCAGCTTTAGAAATGCTGGGTGTTGTAAAAGAAGCTCAGAAGAATTGGGTCCATTCTGGAAAGAACAGATCCTTATGCACTCAAGATTTTCTAAGCCATAATGTTAGCAATACCGTTACCGTGCAGCCTGATGAATGGCAAGATGTTACAAAGTTTATATATAATAATAGGCGGTTCTTTGCTGGTATTAGTCTTATTCCACAAAGTGGAGATAAGGATTATCCACAAGCACCATTCACCACAGTATACACTCCCAAAGAAATAGCCAAAGAATATGGAGATGCGTCACTATGGTGTTCTGGTTTAATTGAATTGGGTCTGAATGCCTTTGGTTTAAATCTATGGGCTGCTTGCGACTATATGACCCTAGAGCAATCATCTGACAAAGACTCGGAAGACAAAAAACTATTTGCCATAAAAATGCAAAGATTTGCTAAAAAATATTTCGATGACGACCTAAAGAGATTGACCTACTGTATGAAAGACGTATATAATTGGAAGATATACACAGATCTATATAACAGTTTCGCAAAAGTTGATTATACACAGCTATTGGAAACAGAGGACAATACCACAGGGATAGAGGAAATTAGCTGTGCTGGCGGCGCATGTCTGATTTAGTTCTACTCCTAGAGAGGTATAACCTTGAGAAAACGCAAAATTAAAAAGGCTGCTGACAAGCTAGCCCCTGAAGAACATATTGTTGGATTTAAAAATAGACTTAAGCCAAGATCTATAAATCAAAAAGATTATATTAGAACTGTAGCGGAAAGCACTATCACTTTCTGTCAGGGTGTTCCTGGGAGTGGTAAAACGCATATCGCTGTTGGTATGGCTCTAGAATATCTATTAGATTATAAGGTCCAAAAGATAGTTATCACTAGACCTGTTGTCGAAGCAGGAGAAAAGCTAGGCTTTTTGCCGGGTAGTGCTGAAGAAAAACTACACCCATACTTATTGCCATTATTTGATGAAGTCAATTATTTTCTTAAAATGGAACATTTCCACAAACTTAAGTCTGGTAGGGCAATAGAAATTGTGCCTCTAGGTTTAATGAGAGGTAGAAGTTTTCATGACTCTTTTATTGTAGCGGATGAATGTCAAAACGCTTCTTATGATCAATTGAAAATGCTGTTGACTAGAATCGGCATGAATAGTAAAATGGTGCTTACTGGTGATCTAGACCAATCAGATCTACATGCTACTCAAAAGGGTGGTTTTGGATCTATTATAGATAGATTGCAAGGAGCCAATGGTGTGGGTTTTTCTCATTTAGAAATTTCCGACATCGTTAGAAATCCAATCATAGCAGAGATAGTACATAGGCTTTAAAATGTCTAAGCACAAAGACTGTTTAATTATAAACTGTAACTACACACCACTATGCACCATATCTTGGCAAAAGGCTATGGTGCTATGGTATGGTAGTTCTAAAGGATACAAAAGCAATGTAGAGGTTGTATCTTACTACAAAGATAGTATCAAGTCTGTGTATAAAGATATATCTATACCCTCTGTAATTAAATTAACTAAGTTTTATAATTTCTTTAAAGAAGAAATAAAATTCTGCAGGAAGAATATATTCATTAGAGATAATTATACATGCCAGTATTGTGGCAAGAAATCAAGAAAGCTAACTTATGACCATGTTATACCCAAGTCTAAATGGCCGGTTCACAGTTCTTTAAAAGCAACTGGGTGGCATAATATAACCACCGCATGTCTAAGTTGTAATTTAAAAAAAGGAGATAAAACCCCACAACAAGCTAAGATGCCTCTAATAAAAAAACCATATATTCCATCTAAGAGCGAAAAATACTTGCCAATAGCACAGTACTTACTTACAATAAAAGAAATACCAGAAGAGTGGATGGAATACGTTTCTAATTTTATAAATTAATATGCCAACATATACATATTTTTGTGAATCCTGCAATAAATCATTTGATCTCTTTGCTAATATCAACGACTACAAAGACAGAGTAAAGTGCGATAGCTGTAACGAAATTTGTGGTAGAGACTATCAGGAAGATATGCTTACCTTAAACAGCTCTGTAAAGAAAAGTGATTCTGAACTAAAAACCTTAGGAGACTTGGCTCAGAGAAACACAGAAAAATTTAGTGACGACTATAAAGCTGAACTACAAAGGAAACATTATTCTAATAGAGGCAAAGAAGATCCTAACACCGTTTTGCCTGATGGAATGTCTAGAATAGAAAGGAAGCCAAAAACAATTTGGCCCAAATAATATGAGTACAAGACAGATTAATAATCATGAGCCTGATAACAAGACATATGAATACTACACAGTATTTGGACAGCATGATTATTTAGATAATAAAAATTTTCCAAGACTAGAGGACGGTACTGGAGATGTCCTAGCCAAAAGTATTACTTTAGGTAATAGTACCAGATATTTTTTGAAGCTAGGATCACACGGCAAAATATACAATCCTATCGGAATGTATTCAGAAGGAACATCAAATAAGTTCTTATCTAAAATTGGCAAGAAGGCGTGGGAGTTTAAGTCGGTATCGCCTAGAGTATTTGAACTATATACAAATTTTTTAAAGACTAAGAATATTGCATGGTTAAGAAATGCAGAAAGAGAGATGGAATGATGGCAAAAATATCTAAAACTAAAGAATATGCTGTTCGATATTTGAAAGAAGTTATTCAAATGGAGGATAAGCAAATAGCTAAAGAATTAAATCTGTCTGAACAAACAGTGGTAGATGTTGTCGGCGTAGAAAGCTCCAATAATGCGAACATTAAAACGGTATCTAGTAAGGCCGATTCTTTTATCAAAGAAACATCTGGCAAAAGAACCAAAAATGTTACTATAATGACACAGGCATCGTCTGAACTAACTGACGATAGAGAAAGCAATATAAACTCCAAGTATAAGAACGCCATTAACAAAGCTCGTGAATAAATACATTTCTAAATATTCGAACGGCAAAGAAGTATCTGCTGCTCAGTATATTACGGAATTGATTTGTGAGAATAAGGCAAGAATTGAACAAAAGGATTTACATTACAGATTTTGGAATAATAAGGAATGGTCGTCATTTTATAAAAGTCAAATTTTTACAGCACACAGGCTTTTGAAAAAGCATAGTGCTAAGGCAATTATAGCAGCTATCAAGGATAAGAAGTGCTATAGAACCTACTCTCTAAGATCTAAATTTTTGACACCGGTAATACAGAAGCATGAAAAGATCTTGTCTAAACAGAATAAAGATGTTACAATAGACTTGGGTAGAGATAAGTCTACTTACAAGAAATACAAAACTACTAAAAATATTTTATCAAAACTTAAGGATTTAGAAGATGAGCAAAACCAAAAGTAAAACCCCAACAACGAAAAACAAAATCCAAGATGGGGTCAAAAAACAATTTGGGGACGGCATCATGCTATCTGCTAATTCCGTGGTAGACCAAAACCTCATAACTATCCCTGTATCTCCTTGCCTAGACCTTGTGTTGAATGGTGGTGTCCCAGAGGGTAGCTTTATGATTTTCACCGGACATCCTAAGTGTGGCAAGACAACAACATCGTTAGACTTCGCTGCTACAGCACAAAGAAAAGAATATGCACACAGTTCGTTTGCAGATGGTAGAGATGTGTATTATCTAAACATAGAAGGTAGATTGAAGAAGAGGGATTTAGAAGGTATTCCAGGTTTGAATCTAGATAAGTTTCATGTCATAGGATCTCAGCAAGGTAAGATACTACATGCTGAAGAGTATTTATCTATCGGAGAAAGAATCATTAATGAAGAACCAGGATCTGTACTAATTATAGATTCTTATTCAGCACTATGTACAGAAGCTGAAATTACTGCTGACATGGGTAAAATGCAAAGAGCAGATGGAGCAAAGCTATTGGCTAAGTTTTGCAGAAAAGTAGCAAATGTAATTCCTGTTAATAAAAATGTTGTCATTGGCATTACTCACCTAATGGGTAATCCGGGTCACGGTAATGTAGAGTTTAAGGAAAAATCTGGACAAGCTATTGCTTATCAAACTGATGTTAAACTAAGAGCTACTTATTTTGAGCCATGGAGAGTGGGTAAAGAAGATACTCAGATTGGACAAAAAATACATTGGATGGTAAATTGTTCTGCTTTAGGTCCTCCTGGTGGTAAGATTACAAGTTTCTTACGGTATGGAGAAGGTATAGACAGAGCGATGGAAGTATTTAATTTAGCTAAAGATATTGGATTGGTAGATCAGGCTGGCGCTTGGTATACTATTTCTTGTGTAGAAGACACCCCTAAATTCCAAGGTGAAGAAAAAGCTAGAAATTATATTGCTTCTAATCCAGAAGTATATGACACTCTTTGGAATCAAGTGAAAGACACAATGGGTATGTGATGGTATGGAGATTATTGATTTAGATGGTAAATTACAAAAATGGCAATTAACAGGACACATAGCTAAAGGTAGTAGACAGAATAAATCTGAACTACATTTACAAGCTAGGGAAGTCATAAGAAATATTTTTCCTACTTATCAGATTTTAGAGGAAGTTCCGATACCTTTGAGAAGAACCGAAATTTTATATCTTGACTTTTACCTACCTCTTGCTAAAATTTGTATAGAGGTTCATGGCGAACAGCACTATAAGTATGTTCCATTTTTCCATCAAAACAAACTAAATTTTTTAAAACATAAAAAAAGAGACAGAGAAAAGAAAAACTGGTGTGAAACAAACGAGATTGGTTTTATAGAATTGCCTTATAATAAAATATCAGAATGGAAAGATATAATAAATGAGCAGAACGGCTAAAGAAGAAATAACCCATTGGGACAACATATTAGACGAATACGAAAAGGGTATTGGTATCCCAGCATATGCCGGAGATAGCTTGCCAGAAGCGGAACTACAAGAATACCTTACTATGAATAGGGACGTTCTAGAAAAACTTACTGTTACAGAATGTGCTGAGATCGCATACAGGATTGGTCAATTTGGTTTCCATATACAAAGAAGTTTAAATAGAGAAATGGCTAGATACAATTGGGCTGATGAGACTATTAAAGAAACTATAGCTGACGAAATTAATAATTATAAGGGTTACGGATATGTAGAAAAATCCTTACAGGCAATCAAGCACAATGAAAGAGCAATCAAGCTAAACCAAATAAAAAAATATGCTAAACAAAGATCAGATAGATTAACCTATCTCTCAAGTACACTTAAAAATTTATCAGATATTTTAATTTCTACACAAAGAGCAAAGGGGATGATTAAAAATGGATGATAACTTAAGCCCAAAACAGATCAAACAAATGATTAAGATGTTGTCTGCTATGCTGCCTGAAGATGATGAACCAGCAGTAGAACAACAGTCAGAACCACAGTTCAGCAACTCTGCAATTAAATCTAAAAATATAGATAGGAAAAGTGCAAGAGTAAATAAGTTTGAACAGATGGCAGAATTTAATATGCATAAAGAGGATGTGGAATTTGATAAAAAAGTATCAAAACAGTCTCCTGTACCTAGAACGAGAAGCTATACTCCGGTAAATGTAACCTGTCGTGTTTGTGGCAAAAAGGAAGAAGTAAATGCAGGGGTGGTGGAATCTATAGATCGTTATAAGTGTAATAAATGTTCTACAATGGCTGGGTAAAATGAAATTATCAGATGCGTCAGCAGAACGTGCGGTTCTGTCAGGTATATTTAACTACGGTGAAGATGCTTACTATGATGTAGCAGATCTGCTACAAGAAAGCTCATTTACTATAGATAGCAATATTGTTTTATACAAATGCTTTAAATATGTTTTTGAGAAAAATCCAAACACTAAATTGGATATAGCTACTATTTTTTCAGCTGCTGAGGAATTACATCTATCCTCAATAGTTACTAAAAAAGAAGAAGTTCAACATTTGCAGGCAATTACCAGCTTCCCAGTAGAATTAGACAATGTTAGAAAGTTTGCTGCAAAAGTTAGAAAGCTAGAAATAGCTAGACTATTAGAAAAACAGTTAGACGAAGCTAAAAGTAAGGTTTCAGAAGTAAAAGGAACCGAACCTGTTGGCAGTATCGTCGGTATTGCAGAAGACGTCATATTTAATTTTTCTTCTCTTCTTAATGACACAGAGAATCACCCCACAACCGTTGGTCAGGATGTTGACGAATATATACAGTCATTAATTGATAATCCTATAGACCAAATAGGTATACCTACAGGATTCCCTATCTATGATCAGGCTATTGGAGGCGGTTTGCGTAGAGGTACAGTAAATGTAATTGCTGCTAGACCTAAAACAGGGAAAACTTTATTGTCAGATAATATTGGATTTAATGTTGCTTCTAAATCAAAAGTACCAATCCTAAATTTAGATACAGAAATGATGAAAGAGGATCACATAAATAGGATACTGGCCATGATGACAGAAGTGGATATTAGTAGCATCGAAACCGGTAAGTTTGCTCAATCTCCAAACAAGAAAAACAAAATACAAAAAGCAGCAGAGCAACTCAAAGATATGGGTATATATCACAAGTCTATTGCTGGACAACCTTTTGAAGATCAAATCTCCTTGATGCGACGATGGTTGATTAAAGAAGTTGGACTAAATGAAGACGGATCAGCTAAGGACTGCGTAATATTTTACGACTACTTAAAACTCATGGACAGCCAAGGCATGAGTCAAGACATGAAAGAATATCAGGTTCTAGGATTCATGATGACAGCCTTACATAACTTTGCTACTAGGTATAAAGTCCCTATAGTAGCATTTGTTCAGCTTAACAGGGATGGTATCACCAAAGAGAGCACAGATACCGCCAGTGGATCAGATAGAATTATTTGGCTTTGTAGCAACTTCACTATATTCAAACGTAAGACAGATGAGGAAATAGCAGAAGATGGTCCAGATAACGGAAATAGAAAACTATTACCTCTGGTCAGCAGGCATGGAGGAGGGTTGGATGACAATGATTATATTAATTGTAACATGAAGGGTTGGTGTGCTAAGATTAGCGAAGGCAAAACCAGATTGGAACTAATGCAAAAACCTGATAGTATTGAGGAGTTTGATGAAGACAGTGAAGAAGCAATCCCATTCGAATAAAAATCAACAACAAAAATTAAAGATACTCTGCGACAACTTATGCGATAAAGCAGAAGATTTATTCGATTATTTTGAAATTGACCATAAAGATAATGGTAGATTTTATAGTATGTGCTGCCCTATTCATGGTGGTGACAATCCATCAGCAATTAACATATATCCAGAAGGAGAATCATATAGAGGTAACTGGAAGTGTAGAACACATAATTGTGAAGAAGTTTTTCAGCCATCTATTATAGGTTTCGTTAGAGGGCTTTTGTCTAACAAAAAATACAACTGGTCTAAGTCGGGTGACGAAACTTGTAGCTTTAAAGAAACTTTACAATTCTGTGAAGAGTTTACAAATACCAAATTACAAAACATCAGAATTAATAGAACCCAGCAAAGCAAGCATAAATTTAATATTGCTATGCGATCTATGCAAAAAACAGCAAAGTCTAACAAGCCTGCTGTTACTAGAAACACGGTGAGAAGTAGTCTAGCAATACCTGCTCAATACTACATAGACAGAGGATATAGCCAAAACATTATGGACAAATATGATGTTGGACTATGTTCTAATCCTAAAAGGGAGATGTACAACAGGGTTGTCGTACCTATTTACGACATGAATTATGAAACGATGGTGGGCTGTACCGGTAGAAGTATATATGAAAAGTGTGATAGGTGTGGAGGTTTTCATGATCCATCAGACCCTTGCCCTTCTGCCGAAAACCTATGGAAATATTCTAAGTGGAAACACAATGGTGGATTTAAAACACAAGAATACTTATATAACTTTTGGTTTGCTAAACAGCATATTAAAAAAAGTATGTATGTAATTCTAGTAGAGAGTCCTGGTAATGTGTGGAAGTTAGAAGAAAATGGTATTCATAATAGCGTAGCTATATTTGGCACTAATCTTAGTAATCAACAAAAGCTACTACTAGATTCTAGTGGAGCAATGTGCATATTTACAATTATGGACAATGATGATGCTGGTCGTAAGGCAGCTCAAAATATTTCCAAAAATTGCAATCGTACATATAATGTATATAATATAGGAATATCTGCTAATGATATTGCCGACATGACTTCTAATCAAATTGACACAGAAATCAAAAAAACCATACAGGAGTATTTATGATTATAGCGTTTGCTGGCAGAAAACAATCTGGTAAAACTACATCTTGTGAATTTGTTAAAAATTTGTTTGATGAACACACACCTCTAGGATGCTCACAGATATACAATTTTGCAGATCCTTTAAAACAACTTTGTATCAATATATTGGGCTTAACAGAAGAACAATGTTATGGTACAGATGAAAACAAAAATGAAACTGTGGATTGCTATTGGCCCGGTATTGACGCACAAATGACAGCCAGAGAAGTACTCCAGTATGTTGGAACGGATGTTTTTAGAAGAATGCAGCACGATGTCTGGGCAGCGGCTACTATCAGATTAATCCAAAAACACGGGAGAGGATTATCCTTAATTGCTGATTGTCGATTTCCGAATGAGGTTGAGGCTGTTAAAAATGCTGGTGGTCTAGTAGTCAAACTTAATAGAAACCTTTATAGCTCTACACACGCAAGCGAAACAGCACTAGACGAGGATAAATACGACCAATCTAATTTTGATTTAGTTATAGACAATCCCGACATATCTATTGATGACAGAAATAAATTAATTATTGACTTTCTAAAAAAACATATAACCTCACCCAAGAACCAAAAATACCTAGTTCATACAAAAAATAAGGCAACATAATGATAATTACTTATTTCCGCAGCTCATCATATAATACCCATTGTATGTGTGAACAACAATACTTTTTTGATTATGTTTTAGGCTATAGGTCTCCTTCTAATAAAAAAGCAGATAAAGGCACTATAGTCCACAAGATATTAGAAATATTAGCTTTTGTACAGTTCACTAAACAAAAAGGAGAAAAAACTTTTACAGATGATATTGTGGGTGAAGTTGATGTAAACGATTACGATCTGACTGAATTAAGTACACAAGTATATGATTACTATACATCTAATTTTGACCATCATGAATGGTCTGAAAAAGACAAAAAAGATTGTTTTAAATGGGCCCACAAAGCCATCACATATGCTGATGGTATGTTTGATCCTAGAAACAGAGACATTCTTTATCCTGAACAGCAGTTTGATATTACTATAGACAAACCATGGGCTAAATATGATTATGGTGACCTTAAAGGTAACCTAGCTATGAAAGGTACAATAGATTTAATTACTAGGGTTAATGAAGACACCTTAGAGATTATTGATTGGAAAACTGGACGTAGGCTTAACTGGGCTACAGGAGAAGAGAAGACACAAGAAAAACTAGAAAAAGATCCCCAACTTATGATCTACTTCTATGCTGCACAAAAACTATATCCTGAAATTAAACACTGTATTGTAACAATATATTTTATTAATGATGGTGGTCCTTTTAGTATGACTTTTGATAAGTCAGACATTATAGCAACAGAAAATTTGCTTAGGACAAAATTTGAAAAAATTAAAAAATGTAAAAAACCACAGTTAAGCAAAAGCTGGAAATGTAAAAAGTTATGTCATTATGGTAAAAATTCTTTTAATGGCACAAATGTAACCCCAATGATTGAATATCGTGAAGGTAAGTTGTGTGAACAAGGAGAATTTATGACTATGTGTGAACAAGTAAAACATGATGTAGAAATGAATGGAATAGATTCTGTGGTTGACGAGTACACTGTACCCGGCTATCATGTAGGATATTACCAAGCTCCTGGAAGTACTGATTGAATGAAACACTATACGCCTTTGCATTTGCATACGCATTACTCTTTATTGGATGGTCTTTCTAAGCCAGAGGATGTTGCTAAAAGATGTCATAAATTAAATATGACCAGTTGTGCTGTTACCGATCATGGATCCATCTCTGGGTGTATCAATTTTTTCCAAACTATGAAACACAACAAAATCAAACCTATCCTTGGCGTTGAATTGTATATATCAGATCAAGACAGTAATATACAATCTAAAGAAAACAGAAAATTATCACACATGCTTCTGTTGTCTAAAAATCTAGCTGGTTGGAAGAATTTAATTGAAATAGTGTCAGAATCAAATAGGCCAGATAACTATTATTACAAACCTAGATTAGATATAGCGAAATTAAAAGATAGGTTATCTCAAGGCAATATTATTGGCATGAGTGGACATCCTGGTTCTTATTTGGCTAATAAAATATATAAAGAGGAGAAGTTTGTTTCAGACTCACAGATAGAGAAAGAGGTGGGCGAATTATCCGAAATTTTTGGTAAAGATAATTTTTTTGTTGAAGTTCAACTAATGGACCAAGAGAATGAATATCAACAAATTATTGGCAAAAAACTAAGAGATATTTGTAACTTAAACAAGATACCTAAAATATCTAGTATAGATTCTCATTATTGTGAACGATATGACGCCGTAGACCAAAGGATTTTACTGTGTAGTAATCTCAAAATGACTTTACCTCAAGTAGCTAGTAAGCTCTCTACCGGAGAAAGTTTTGGTTTAGATTCTTTTTTCAAGTCTGACAGCTATCACCTGTTGTCTCATGAAGAAATGAATGAAGTAAACACAGAAGACGAAATAGATAATACTAATCTAGTAGACAGTATGTGTGAAGACTATGATATTTTAGAAACACCTAACCTTCCAGACTTTAAGTGTCCAGAAGGATACGATCCAGCCCAATACCTGAGACAGCTTTGTAGAGATGGCTGGAAAAACAAAATAGTCAATAATGTAGACAAAGAATTGCATTCTCAATATGTGGACAGAATTAAATACGAGTTAGACGTACTACAAGGAGCAGATTTGTCTAGCTACTTCTTGATTGTACAGGATATTGTTGATCATGTCCGTAAACAGAAGTGGCTACCTGGACCAGGAAGAGGTAGTGCTGCTGGATGTCTGGTTTCCTATCTTATTGGTATTACCGCTATAGATCCTATTAAATATGACTTAATTTTTGAAAGATTTTACAATGCTGGCAGGAATACTGGCGGTAGAGTATCCATGCCAGATATCGATGTAGACGTACCTATGGATCAAAGAGAAAACATCATTGATTATATTAAAGATACATATGGTCAAGACAAGGTTTCCCAAATGATTACATATAACACCCTAAAGGGTAGAGGTTCACTCAAGGAGGTGTTGAGGGTTTATAGCAATATTTCTTTTGAAGAAATGAATCAAATCACAAAGCATATACCAGACGAAGCTAAGATCGCAGACGAATTACAGGAAATGAAAGACGCTTCTATAATTAAGTGGGCTTTAGAAAACAACCCAAAACCCCTTAAAGATTGGTGTCATTTAAAAGACGATAAATTAGTCGGCCCACTTGCAAAAAGATTTGAGCAGGCTATTAGACTAGAAGGAACTAAATGTAATCAGTCTAAACACGCAGCGGGTATAGCGATATCACAAAGTAGCCTATCCTCAATCTGTCCAATGATCTATGACACCAAAACAAAAAAGAATATCGCAGGGTTAGAGATGAATGACCTGGAGTCTATTGGTGTAGTAAAGTTTGATATATTAGGTATCGGCCTGTTAGATAAAATGATGGGCGTACAATCACTATTACAAGGAGTATGATATGACTAAGTTCGGTAGGTTAAGTATTGGCGCTAAGTTTTTACATGATGGTAAAGAGTGTGTAAAAGTTCAGCCTCAAAAGATTAGTTGCTGTAAGCTAAAAAGAAATGCAGCAATTCTTGATGGTGACAAGGATTTAATTATCGATGGAAATAAGGAAGTAGAAACTATAGAAGATGAACATAAACAAGAATAAGATATGTGTATTTGATTTTGAAACCGATGGGGCCAATCCTAACGAGTGTAGTCCTGTTCAACTAGCCGCCGTTATGGTTGACCCCTACAGGTTGGAGATAGTCAAGGACTCTGAATTTAATATAAACCTTAAGCCTATTAAGTTAGCTGATTTTGAATTGCAAGAGAAGTCCAAGGCTGTCACAATAGATAATCATCCTTACACCGATTCTGATATTTTAGATTGGCACGGGAAAGTTAAGGGTGTTGATAAGAGTCAAATTCTTAATGAATGGCTGAAATATCCAGAGCAAAAACACTCTTGGCAACAATTTATAGGGTATCTAGACAACTATCACTTAGTAGGGTCTGGCAAAAGTAAAAAAAGTAAATTTACCGCACCTATAGCCTGTGGATATAATATTAATAAGTTTGATATGAAGATTGTAGACAGATTGAGTGAAACGTATGACAATTTTGATGCAAAAGAAAAAAGTTCATCTATATTTCATCCTAGAGATAGGATTGATCTAATGTATGTTATAGGCTTATGGCTGATGTATGTTCCAGAAATCAAATCTATTTCATTAGATTCTATTAGGACTTACATGGGAATAGATTCTTCTAATGCTCACGACGCATTCAAAGATGTTACGGATTGTGCCAATATACTAATCAGATTTTTGAAATTACATAAAAACCTTGCACAAAGGATACAGTTTAAGAATTGTTTTAAAGATGAATAAAAGAAGATGTGATTGTAGATTTAAAAAACACGAAGGTAAGATAGATTTAGACCTTACTCTTGAGAATTTAGATCTAGACTGTAAAACCACTTGGCATTTAATTGGAGAAGGCAATACAAAAGGTTGTTTTCAGCTAGAGTCTAGACTTGGTCAAACTATGTCTAAAAAACTCAAACCACAAAATATAGAACAGCTTTCTGCTCTTATATCTATTCTACGCCCAGGATGTTTAGAGGCTTATCGAGACGGTAAGAATGTCTCTAATCATTACATAGATAAAAAGAACGGCCTAGAAACTGTAGATCATTATCATGATAGTTTAAAAGATATACTGTCGTCTACATATGGAGAAATGATTTATCAAGAACAAGCTATGCAAATCGCTCAGAAAATAGCAGGCTTTAATTTGCAGGATGCTGATGTTCTTCGTAAAGCTATTGGTAAGAAAAAAGCCGACCTAATGGCTCAAGTTAAAAAGCAGTTTATTGATGGTGCTAAGGAAGCAAACATTGTCAATGAAGAAGAAGCTGAAGAAATCTTTGGGTGGATTGAAAAAAGTCAAAGATATAGTTTTAATAAAAGCCATGCCGTCAGCTATGCTATGAATGCTTACCTATCTGCATATGTCAAAGCTCATTTCCCTTCTAGATTTTTTGTATCGTATTTAAAGTTTGCCAAAGATAAGATAGATCCTTTAAGAGAAATATATGAATTAGTCAGCAATTGTAGAGAAATGGCTATTGAGGTTTGTAATCCTAATTTTAAATTATTAAATAAAGACTTTGTATTAAAAGATAAATGTATATACTTTGGACTGACCAACATTAAGGGGGTTGGCGCTTCAGTATTTAACAAACTACAAGAAATTAAAATAGATATAAAAGACGCTTCATATCTACAGATACTATTTATAGTTTTAGACAACATAAACAAAACGGCTGCAAAAAATATGATATCCGTAGGATGCTTTGATTATTTTAAGGTAGATAGAAAACGAATGTTATTTGATTTTGATGCAATAACAAACTTAACCAAAAAAGAAAAAGAATTTGTAATCACTAATATAGCAGGATATAAGAATATTACTCAATGTATTGAAGGCGTTCTGACCAAAGTTAATGCCAGAAGAAAAAAGTCGGTAGAGTCAATATTGAGTTCTGTTAAAAAACCAGCATATAGCCTGTCAGACACTATACCTTGGATAGCAGACACAGAAAACCAACTACTAGGGATCGCTGTATCTTGCTCTAAGATTGACGAATGTGATCTAAATTTTGTTAACACAGATTGCAGAACACTTAAAGAATCTAAAATAGCATCTAATAATATAATGATTGGTATAGAAATAAAAGATGTTAATATTATTAAAACAAAAAGAGGAGCAAATCCAGGACAAGAAATGGCATTTGTAAAAGTTACAGATAGCACAGGTTCTTTGGATGCTGTCATCTTCCCAGAAGAATTCAAAACCTTTAAAAACCTTTTGTCTATTGACAATACGGCTGTGATGAAACTAGAACAGTCCAAGAAGAAAGACGGAATGATAATAAAAAAGGTATGGCAAGTGTAGCTTGACATTATATCTATGTTTGATATAATAGCTTATTGTGTTACTTTATTTTTGAAAAAGGAGAAACTATGAATTTAGTTTTATTGAAGGGAAATTTAGCTAGAGATCCAGAATTGCGTAATATTAATACTTCTAACGGCAAATCTACATCTGTGGTTAACTTTACAGTAGCGGTGTCTAGGGAGTATACCAAGGCTGATGGTAAGACCGATCAGGTCACAACATTTGTCCCTTGTGAAGCATGGGATACTGGTGCAGAAAATATCGGATCGTCTTTTCGCAAAGGAGATCTGGTCATGCTTGAAGGTTCTTTAAGGAAAGACAGCTGGGAAAAAGAGCTAGAGTCCGGAGAAAAGATCAAGCAATCCACTATGAAGATTCGTGTCAGCAACTTTGCTAAAATTACTAGAAATGCTAGTAAGAAAAGTCAGTCTGACAAAGAATCTCTAGCATTTTAGTTTTTAAATAACTTCAGGAATTATCATGGGCAAAAAAAGAATATTTATGTGTGCAGAGTCTAGTCACATTGACTCAGGCTTTGGTAATTATACTAGAAATGTTCTTTCCAGACTGTACGCAACAGGCAAGTACGAAATTGCTGAACTGTCTGCGTACAGAACCCCTGATATGAAAAATAATGTCTCATGGAAATTATATCCTGTTGTGCCTCCCAAAAGCGATCAAGAGTTGCTTAAGACATACGCCAGCAAACCGCACCATGCATTTGGGTCTTGGGCTTTTGAGACTGCTGTGCAAGACTTCAAACCAGATATTGTTTTTGATGTCAGAGATTATTGGATGTTGAATTTTCCAGAAAATTCTCCATATAGACCTTTTTACCATTGGATGATAGCACCAACAATAGACTCTGCGCCACAAAAAAAAGAATGGCTACAAACTTTTTCTAATGCCGATACGGTTTCTGGACACACCCAATGGGGCATAGACTACTTAAGGTCTACACAGATTCCTATGAATCTAGTAGAGCCAGTAAATGATGCAGTAAACATCGATACATTTAAGATAAGCAGTCAGAGCAAGGATAACATTAAATTGCAATTAGGACTTAATCCTAATGATTTTATCATAGGTTCTGTGATGCGTAATCAAAAACGCAAATTGATACCTAATCTAATTAAAATTATTAAAAATGTTGCCAAGGTTGTACCTAATGCTAAACTATATTTACATACCAGCTATCCTGATATGAACGGTTGGGATCTACCTTCTTTACTTATTGAGCATGGTGCTGAGAATTTAGTATACTTCTCTTACAAGTGTTCACAATGTCACAAAAACTTTTCTGGAACATATTCTGAATCACCAATAGCTTGCCCTCATTGCAAAAAAAACTCAGCGGGTTTCTGCAGTGTTGCTAACGGAATATCAGAACCAGAGCTTGCTAATATATTTAATGCTTTTGACGTATATATACAATATGCTATCTGCGAAGGGTTTGGTATTCCTCCTGTAGAAGCAGCTGCATGCGGAGTTCCTGTAGTTACTATAGACCATGGAGCTATGGCAGAGATAGGTAGGGCTATAGGTGCAGATATTGTCCCTTTGAGCTGTAGCTTTAGAGAATTAGAAACAGGTGCAGACAGAGTGTATCCTGATGATAAAAAGTGTTGTGATATTTTAATAGATAAATACAAAGAAATAAATGGGCTGGGTTTTATTGATCGCATGAAACTAGCGGAATCCGTTAGAGAAAAAAGCATCAAGGAATATGACTGGGACAAAACAGCAAAATCTTTCGAAAATATTTTTGACAATATAAAACTTACAGGACTACAAGGCAAGTGGGAAACAGCAGAAAGAATAACTAGACATGACATTAAAGTACCTCCTTTAGGTAGTCACAGAAGAATAATACAATTTATAGTAGAAAATATCATTAAAAACCCACACATGATGAAAACTGCTTCTGCTCAACAATTAATTAGGAATTTAGACTTAGGGTATCAGCAAGATGGAACAAATATTACTCCGTTTACTTTTCAACAAGCTATGAAGATTTTAGAAGACAGCATGAATAATCAAACCTTATGGGAATCAGTCAGATCTGGTAAAACGCCAGTTCCAGATGGTCTTAAATATATAGTAGATTACTCGTGAATATTTTATATCTAGGTCATTATAGAGAGGATTCTGCTCTAGGGCACTCTTCTAGAAGATATATTTCAGCATTACAACATGTAAAAAATATAAAATTATCTGTTAGGCCTTTGTATTTACAAACAAAAACATTTGGCATACAAGGTAAAATACTAGAAAATGAACTCAATAAAAGTGATTACTACGACGCAGTAATACAGGATACCATGCCTGATTATTATGAATACAATGCCAGATTTGGTATCAATATATGTGTTCCAAAAATAATCTCTAGAAACCTAAGGCATACAGGCTGGATAGAAAAAATAAATATGATGGACGAAGTATGGGTAAACTCTTATTTTGCAGAAAAATCATTGAGAGAATCTGGAGTAGTCAAAATGATTAAAGTATTGCCTGAACCCTTTGACATCAATATAAAAACCCAAAAAAAATTAGATACAGATAAAGAATTTAATTTCTACACAATGTCATCTAGTGACGATAAAGACAGTCTAATATCTCTTCTAGTAGCATACATGACGGAATTTGACAAAGAGGATAATACTAGACTGATAATAAAAACAAATGGGGATGATGAAACAGAAATTAAAAATTTAATGTATAATGCGTATCGCATAACCAAGAAAAGCAGTGAGGCTGTAAACGAACCTGTAGTGGTTGTGGGAGATGTGGAAGAACATAAAATGCATCAATTATTTAATAATTGTGATTGTTATATAGACGTTTCAAAAGGATCATATACTACAGCTTCGTGCATAGAAGCCCTGATACATAAAAAGCTATGTATAGTTACAAATGGAACAGCAAACTCTTCTTATGTAACAAAAGACAACGGTTTTCTAGTAGATAGTGATAGGGAGAATATATTATCTGCATGTAAATATTCTACACATAATATATCTAACATATATGAGACTTGGAATAATCCAAACATACAATCTATTAAGTCACAAATGAGAAAAGCTGTGTCCTTATCTGCATCAGAAAAACAAAAAAAGATAAGCAAGATTGACATAAATATTTTTGACAACACAAATTTCAGCAGGTATATATTGTGATTTCTAGTTTACTAGCAAGAGAAACAAACATCATAAATAATATACTATGGATACCTAGTGACAACAGAGAGTTTGAAGAGTTTTTTAAAACACTAAGAGTATGTCTATTTGCTTTAGACCAAATATATTTGGGTAGTTTTATTCCGGAGTTAATTATATCAAACGATAAGACTAAACACTTAGAAAAAATTATTAAACTTACGAAATATCATCAATGCCCATTGATATTGATTGACCACGAACCAAAATCTGATATGATAGATTCAAATAAATTTCAAGAAAAGATCAACAATATCCCCATAGTCAAACAAATTGCGTTTTCTAAACAAATTAAACAATCCTGGGGGGATATTCATGAATTAATTTTAAACGAAAATTCTGATAAAAATACTTGGCAAGAATTTATAGACACAACCAGAAAACTAATATATAAATATGAATAATATAAGCATATATCATAAAAACAATATAGAAGTACCTAACGCTCAGAATATATACTTTCAAGACGTAAAGGAAATAGAAGACAATTCTGTAGATAATATCTATTTACATGACTGCTTAGACTTTGTTATTATAGACCAGCATTCAGAATTGCTACAGGTGATCTTTAATAAATTAAAACCAAACGGAATGCTACATATACAAGCCCCTGATTTAAAACAATTAGCAATTGCGATGACATTTGATAAAATTAAAATAGAAATAGCCCAACTCATTCTGTACAAAAGCAGACTGTTTTTACACACTGCTAATAACATTAAAGATATATTAGAACATAATAACTATATCATAATGACACAGAAATATGTAAATGTATTTGAATACCTCTTTATTTGCAGTAAGACAGCATGAATCTATCATTTATATTAATAAGTTCTTTACCTACCAAAGGAATGAAATCAATAGGTAATGTTGGTTTACTAGCTGCAAACAAAAAACAAACCATAATAGAGAAACATATTATCAACATCACATCGGTGTTTCCTACTGCAGAAATTATAGTCGTTGGTGGATTTGAGAGTAAAAAAATGCAAAAACTTATAGATAAGTACAAGAGAGTAAAATTTACACAACATGAAATATATACTCACTCTAATGAAACACAAAGCTTAAAACAAGGATTAAGTTGCTGTACCAATACGAAGTGTATAGTTTTTAATACAAACTGTATAGTAAGTAAGTCATTTTGGTTAAAGATAAAATATAGAATTAAAAAATCTATAGTTATTATAAGCTCTAATAAAAGATTTAATTCGAACTTAGGGGCCACTATCAATAATGACAAGGTTAATTATATATTTTTTGGGCTACCGAACAAAGTTACAAATATATATATACTACAAAGTGATCATATAAGATATTTTTTACAACAATGGCAAGATAGCTGGCAATCCAAGTACTTATTTGAAACAATTAATACATTATCAAAATATGAGCCATTTTATTATCAAGAAATAAACAACAGTGTTTCATTGATCAACAACATGAAAGACTATCATCAAATTAATAAAAAAAAGGAGAGTTATGTATAATCTTTCAGTATATACGACAATACTGCACGACAGATGTAATATTTTTTCTATGTACACAGCATTAATTAATGCCAATTTAGTATCAGAGCCGAAAGTATTCTATGATACAACATCAATATTATTAAAGCCAGGAATTCCTAATTTTCATGCATGGCACCTGTGTGCTGCAAAAGAACTGGTGCTATCAGACAATACCGTATATGATATAGCCCATATATTTCCTTCTAATAAATTTATAAGTATAGATGTGCCCTGTAGACATAATGCTAGCAATGTATCTCACTATAGCATAGAACCGTTTTTAAAGCTAACCAGCACAGAAGATAGCGTTAAGTTATTAGTAGACATTTTAAATCAAAAGGAATATGCAGATTATGCCCAAATATAGTAAACTCTCTGAAACAGAACAAAAAAACGTTATTGAAAAACTATACACAAAAGACAAATTGAGTTTTGCAGCTATAGCGAAACAGCTAAATACTTATGCTAATAAAATAAGAAGAGATGCCAATAAGTTTGAAATACCTATTAGAGATAAAAGCCAGGCTCAAAGCAATGCTCTTAAGAAAGGTGTACATAAACACCCTACAAAAGGAAAGCAAAGAACAGCAGAAGAGAAAAGTAAAATAGGTCTAGGTATTCATCATTCTTGGAACAGCCTTAGTGAAGCAGAGTTGGCAGACAGAAAACTAAAGGCCAAGCAATCTTGGGACAAACTGTCAGACAATAAGAAAGCTAATATATTAAACTCAGCACTAGCTGGAGTAAGAGAAAGTAGTAAAACAGGATCAAAACTAGAAAAATTTTTACTCAAACACCTTATTGACAATGGCTATAGGGTAGAGTTTCATAAAGAGCAAGTATTGTCTAATACCAAACTGCAGATTGACATTTATCTCCCAGAACTTACTACAGCAATAGAGGTTGACGGACCTTCTCATTTTGAGCCAGTGTGGGGCCAAGAAACCCTCACCAGAAATCAACAATACGACAGGAAAAAGACCGGACTAATTATTGGTAAAGGAATGAAGCTTATAAGAATTCAACAACAAAAAGATTTTACTCCCACAAGAGCAAAATTGATTTTCAATAAGCTGCAAAAAGTATTAGAAGATTTAAAGAATAGCAAGGACAAGACTTTTACTATAAAGGATGAATAATGCCAAGAGTTAAAAAACAAACTGAAGAGAAAACAGAAACTCAACAACAAGTAACACCTAATGATATAGGGTGGACTGATTATGTACTAGAATTATTATCAGATGATGAGAAGATTAAAGGCAATCCAACTACTGATGGTTTGCGTAGAATTTTTGAGATCGCTCTAGATTGCACCGTTATTAACTCTACTTCAGAAGTAACACAGTCTCCAGACCCAGAAAACGGCAATAGAGCCACTGTAGTCCATTCTCTGACCTATGTTTTAAATGATAGTAAGACACCAGTAGAAATTAAAACCAGGATCGTTAATGGCGCAGCAGACGTATTTTGGGGCAATTGTGATAAAATTTTTCGTAACCACCCTGTTGCCGTAGCAGAAACAAGGGCTGAAGGTAGAGCATTACGCAGAGGACTTAGGCTTAGAAAGGTTGTAGCTGCTGAAGAACTGGCAGAAGAAGTGGCAGACATTGATGGTGATAATGTTAATAAGATTAGTGATACTCAAATTAATTTTATGGATGTATTATGTAAACGCCTAGATATTAATGCTTTAACTTTAGCAGAGCACATGGAATTAGATAATAATAACATAAGAAATTTGACTCATAGAGAAGGTGTGACTATTATAAGACAGCTATCTGGTTATCAACAAGATACTGATAGTGTTCCTGAATTTATTAAAGGTTACACAGAGGAGTGGCGATGAAAGCTAAATATAAGGTTGGAGACAAGCTTGAGTTTGAATTAGACGGAGCTGGTCAAAAAGAACTTTTTAAAGAAATAGCAAATATCCAAGAAATTTTTGGAGAAGCTAAGTGTGGCGTATGTGGGTCTGAAAACATTAGGTTTGTGGTTAGAGTTGTAGACGACAACGAATATTACGAACTGCGCTGTATGGACTGTGGAGCTGTTCTTGGCTTCGGACAACATAAAAAGGGTGGTACACTATTTCCTAAGCGTAAAGATGCTGAAGGTAACTGGCTCGAAAATAGAGGCTGGTACAAATATAAACCTCCTAAGAAATAATCGTTTTCTTAGCGTTTGATATAGCCTTTTTTACTACAGTTCTAATCTGCTCGTAAGTTGATTGTATATCGTGCTTGCGAGCAAATTGCTGTACTTCTCTAATAACAATACTTTTGTTAGTTTCACACCATAAGCAACCTCTTGCATCATATTCATCTAATTTAGACTGAATGCTTTCACAGGATATATCTGGATAATATTTGTTTATTAACAATTGTAATTCATGACCTACACAATTTTTACTACCTGATATAGACATAAGTCTAATATCTGAACCTAGTTCTTCTTGTATCTCAGTCTTATGTTCTAATATCTCTTCTTTTAATTTCTCGTTAACAACACCAATAGGACTAAATGTCGCATCTTCATCTGTAAAAGTTACACGACAACCTAGTGCCTGTAATACTAAAACTAATATTTTTGCTTTTTTATTTTTAATTTTCATGGATATATGTTTTTATCTCCCATTAGACAATTTGCCATACTATTTAAAAAACCCACCTTGCAATCTCCACCTATATTAACAGTAACAGTCCAAGCACCATCAGGCGCTTCCAGTACAAATTGATTGCTTTTTGAGTCTACACTATCACAGTCTACGGCTAACCATGGTGTGTATTGAAAAACATCGTAAGTATCATATGGTATCTCCAACCTCGGATATGGACCGCTTGAACCAGGAACTCCAGGACCAGGAACTATACCAGACTCACAGGTATCGGCAACGTACCATTCCCCTGGGACGGAGTCACCAATACTAGTATCATAAATTTCTGGAAACTGATATACAATACCATACCCTGCTCTTAAATATAACGTTGAACCATATCCATCAATATCTTTATCAAAGTAATATTGCAGATGACCCGTCTGACCTGAAGTGCCTTGCGATTTTCCTGTACTTCCGATTCCGTCGGGGTTTCCTGGAACAGTTAAATTGTACGTTACATGCCTTCCGTCCAAAGCCTCATAAGCATTTATACAACCTGGAAGACTATTATATAGAGTACTCCCTATGTCTATATAAGTTTGCATAATAGGGCAAGGAGTAGATGCTGGAAACTCACAACAGCTTTCACCAGATACTGGAAAAACTTGAAATGCATTTGATTGGTCTATAAGGTAACCCATATCATAGAACGTATTGCCGGGGGGAGCAATTAAAGTCCCATCACGCCTCCTTCTATCATCAATCGCTGGCCCGTTTATAAAAACATTGTAATCCCATTGTGTTTTAGACTCGTAACAAAAACGTTCTAATACCTTAAAATGTAAGAGTGCTTGTGTTGACTCATCACCGGGTCTACCGCCTACTCCATTAACCGTACTTATGTCATGTATACCAAAAGCATTATAGTCGCCGTCTGCACAGCTGCAACCTCTAGTCTTACAGCATTTATCTTGATAGATGCTGAGGTAATCCTCATAAGGATCATCTAACAGCAATCTATCGTATGAGAGAGGACCAAAATACGAATTGCCACAACCATCATCTGATATTATTTTTTCTGGCAACTGATAACAATACCAATCAGTAATTTCTCCATCTCCACCTAATATTGTTTGAACATTAGTATTACTATGTTTAACTCTCTTATCAACAACATATTCACCCGCATTTTCTTCAAAGCTTAGCTGGTTGCTTAACAGACCCATATTAGTACTACCAGCAGCTTCATCATAACTCATAGATGAAGGCTTATGTTGCAGAATTAAATCATTATTGATAACAGTAAAACCAGTAGGAGGCACTAATACGCCTGCTCCTGTATAATTAACAGGATTTTCCATATATTTTCTAGTCCAAGAATCAGGATAAGAACCACTGCCAAGAGGATCATGGTCTTGTGATACATTAATATGCAAATTATTTAATTTAGTCTCAAAATGGAGTGTGCCTAAAGATAATGGTACTATTTCTGAAGTACATATTTCTAATTCTTCATAATCTTCAGGAGTTACTGGATCGGACCAAGGCCCGTCTGGACCACCCAATCTGCAGGGAGGCGTATAATATTTATGTTCTATCAAGCCAACCTCACCTATCATACCAACAAGGAAGCTAGCATAACCATCAGAAGAATAAACACGAAATAATTCACTAGAAGATGGAGCATTTATTTCTATAGACTTAGGATGTACTGTATAAAATGTATTAAAATTAGGCAGATCATAACCACCTACATCTTTAGGTCTATGTGTTCTATTATGATTATTTACAATGTCTGATACCGGATCTATATAACCATAATATTGTTGTTCTACAGCATCGCCAATTCCACCTGCTGAAATGCCCAAATCGCTTTCTGGAAATCTTCTGATTGGATCTGAAACTTTCCCTGCTGGGAAAATACTGTTACCTTCATGACCAGTACTATCTCCACTAGTATCAAAGGATGGACCATATCTAGAACCAATAATTGTGCCCTCTTGAAGAAGTACGGTAGATCCAGTTTCGTCTAAAATAGATCCACCAGATAAAACAATTTCACCATTGCTATCAACGACTATTGTCCCACCATCATACAAATCGCTACCTGTTAATGATATTTGAAATCTAAGAAGTTGACTAGTGCTTTCTCCTGGTGTATACGGAACAGTTACTGTATCTCCACCAGGAAATAAATTTACCTGTACAGAAGGATTCCCTGTTACAGTAACATTTCCACTAAGCCCAAAACCTGGAGCAAAATTTAATTCTACTATTACAATAAAGCCTAAAACCTGTACTGTATGGCCGTCATAAACCGATCCTGTGACCTGTTGTGATTCTACAACGGGTAGGTTATAAAAAGAATTATTTTCATAATCTAATACATCTTCAGCTAAACAAGGAGCAATATTATAAGGATTGTTGTGACCACCCCCACTTGCACACAACACGCAATAAGGATCTAGCTCATCAGGACAAAGCCCTCCATCTATTGCTGTTAAATCATAAAAAGGCAATAATCCTTGACAACCAAGTCTGCTATAACCATAATAAGCTAGATAAGTGCTAGACGAAACACCAGCACCAGGTTGACTAACTTTTGACTCATAAGCCGACAATGAAACTGGTCTATAGCATACGTTCCAATTACTAAAAGTAAAATTATCTTTACCATAACTTTGAGTAGGAATAAGAGACGGCAATTTGTATTTAGGATATATAATTGGTTGAGGAGAACTAAATAATGACAGCCATACTTCAAAATATTCAAAAGCAGTAAAAACTGTCACTGGCCCTGGAGGAGGAGGACTAGTTACATACACAGCATAATTATATAATACAGCTTTATTCGATCTAACAAAATAGTTTATATTTACAGATTGTGTTGTTAAGCCAGCAGGATCTCTAAATCTATAAGGAAAATAATTGGTGTCTGGAAATTGAGAAGTAGATGAATAATCGCTAAAAATAAAACCCCTACTCAAAGTTACAACAGGCCCACAGCAATCTAGACAATCCCCATAATTATAACCGTAGTAGCTAGTACATTCACACTCACTTACAGACACAACATAAGTACCTGGCAAAACATAAGGTCCTTCTACTAAGTATCCAGGTTGAATAAAGTCACTAAGTTTAGTTCCAGGAGGCAAATTAAGATCATAGGGCAAAAAAGTCATTATATCATTTTGTACAAAACCTGGATCACTATCACCATTACACAGTTCATATCCAGGAATCTCAACTATTCGTCGGTAACACTCAGCAATAGCAGCCCTACCCTCTGGAGTGTCTTCGTTTCCTGGACATCTGCGTTTAAAAGGGTTAAAAATACTAATCCCACCCCTAGCTTCAAAAACATTACTTCCGCCAGCAGGTATAGCAGAACCCATGTACCAATCCACCGATCCAATCTCATAGTCATTTCTACTAATTTCAGCAACATCCGTTATAAAGAAATTACCAGCATTAGCGTTAACAGATATATTTGTTTGTAAATATGCATGCCCAGCATTAGCGTCCCACTCTCTATTCTCTACTATGAAATTTGCATAATAAAATTCGTAAGTTTTTAAACCTGCTCGTGCTCTGGCCGTAATATTCCCACGTCCAAATATACCACCATTCTCATTGACCAAGATAGGATTATAATTTTCGTCTAAATATATACCATCTAAAGGAGTGAGTGTTTTGCTATACATAGATGTATATGCAGAAAAATTATCTGCTTGAGTTGTATTTTCTACAATGTAAGCATTTGTTCTAACGTCTACTAAACTAATATTCCTAAAACTAGTAAACCCAGTAGGATAACATAATGGAGAACCATAATCATCAACTACATATACTTCTTTTTGTAGTTCCTCTTCAGTAGCCGGACATTGCACATCAGGTAATGTCAAGTAGTTAGGGCGTATTCTTAAATTGACTCTTTCTGCTGGCCATCTAGTACTTAATATTGTATGATCGACATCTCCTCTACTGTCATATATTCGTAAGTCTGGATCAATATTTTGCCCAATATTAAGAATAAACTTGTCATCAAAATCTTGTAAATTAGAGCTATGTAAAAATTTATTAGGTTGACCTCCCATAATCTGGCTGGTGTTAGAGGTAGGATATAATAAACCCTCTCTAAAATCAAGAATTGATACAGTATCAGGTAAATCAGGATAAAACTGCTGTGCTCCAAGCCATCCTTCAACCTCATAAACAAAATTATTTTGATCAAAACAATGAGCTTTCTTATTAGTAAAAGCTTTTATTTTTGACAAGCCACCATACTTACATGGAATATCTTCATCAAAATCCCAAAACTTACTGGGAATATGGTCATGAGTGCCAGACTGTATTATATACTCAGGTCTAACAGGCAATACATGTGCTGTAAAAGGATCCGATACTTTTATCTTACCTCTCTCATGTCTTACATTAATGTTCTCGCCAGTGCCATGAATATGTGTTTCAGTATCTCCACTCTTCAAAGCTTCTTCACCATCATGACAAGTATATTTTAGTTGCGTCAATTGAGAGTCTAAATTAGGAGTAATTATTATTAGCCCATCAGATGTATACAAACCATTTGTGTTAATAGTAGGATCTAATAAATCATTAGAGCAATCTATTGTTTGAAAATTAATTATACTGAAAGGATGATCTACAGTGCCACTGCCATCAACACCCAAACCACTAACCACTGTGTATATATCAAATATATTATTTCTGCCTTTAATAATCTCAACATTAACCCCAGGTTCAAACACACCAGATTCCATCAAGGGAGTATTAAACACAAAGCTCTCTCCACTATATTTAACATAAGTAGTGAAGGGTTCGTCGCAAGGCACAATGCCAGATTGATTGCAACAGTCAGTAGGATCTCCATCTCCGTAAGATGCTGTACTATAAACCACATCTATTTCATCAATATCTTTTTCGTCAATATTTAGAATTGAATTGTATAATTTTTTATTGTTAGCAGCAGCAATAGTACGTTCTTTATTCGCTTTATATAATTTATTAAGGTCTTTAATAGAATCTGTAATAATGTCATTGCTTTTTCTTTTATTATAAAAATAATCAGAGTATTCATCTAAAACAGAAATGCCCAAATCGCCCATTAAGTGCAATTCATTAGCCAATTCTCCTGAACTATAGCTAGCACTATTTAGCAAGTGATCTGTTAGTCCATACAACGCAATCATAACCCTAGCTTTAGGTATTCCACTAATACCAGGTTTATTTATTAGGTATGAAAGTTCTTGTAAATAATTTAAATGATTCACTATGCAGTTCCATCACAACTCTTTGTGTCCACTAAAGCTAAACACCCACCATCTGTTACCGTTACAACTTTGCCCACAGAAGCAACTGTTGGCAATCTATTAAAGTCTACTCCAGCAACCTGATAAACTCCAAAACCTCCACAACTACCACAATCTGCGTCAGTTCTAGTACCTATGTATACTACTTCATAATTAGCTGCATCTGAAGGTTTATACACCCAAACTCTCGTTAAACCAGCAAGTGTTTGTGAAACAATACCCATAGTATCCGACACTGTAATACCACCAATATCACCATATGTTATTCCTCCTCCTACACCCACCGAAAACAATTCTGCTTGACATTGACCATTGCAACTCAAAGTTTGATCACTACTAATCCTTGCTCTTTGTAAACTTCTACTACCGCCTTCTTCTATCACCATATATTTGCCATCAGCATAATACAATAAAACAATGGCACATTTAGAAATGCTAGAACCAATATAATCATGAACCGTTACATTTAAATTTCTAACATTAGCAGTAAGAGTAGTGCCGTCAGCACCATGGAAATCGTAATCTTCGTAAAAGTCTACCCCACCAGCACTTGGGTTTAACAATTCTGCAGTTGCTGATCCAAAAGCGGACAAGGAAGATGTTAGTCTACCTACAATAATTTTACTAGATGGTGGAGATACCCACATACCTCTATGTCTATCCCATCGAAGATCGATAGGGCCAGCAGGCCAGGTTTTAGGATTACTCAACCAATTTTTCAAAAACTTATCTTCTAAATTATTATTTCTAAATGTACCTGACTCAGCAGCAGTCGCTGAATCGTTAGCGTTAGGAATAGGTTTGCCATTAATATCATAACCCCAAGCCTGTAAAACCAACGGACCTCTCATAGCGGTAAATCTAAAATCTGTTTCCTGCTGTCTATCTTTTAAAGGACCTGATGTTCCGCTTTGTCCAACAGTATCAAAATTAAAGTTATCGTCAGCACCGCTGCCGTGCGCCACATTCATAATGACAAAACCTTGATCACTATCACAATTTCTATCATCCCAAGTGCTTAAAATAGCTTTACTGCAAATAGGGTTCGTATATTTTTGATCTATAACTAAATCTAATGCTGCTCCTCCTCCAGCACTACTAATAATGTTTACTGGAGGCATCATAGTAATAGGTCGTCCTTTTGGTAGACCAGCCGGAGTAGAATAAGAAGTATATCTAGCTAAATTATTATTTGGACCACCCTCTATAGATATAGGTAAATATATTCCATCCATACTCATCATACTTAAATTTTTATAGTATTCTTTTTGATAACTATCAAAATGGTAGGATGGGTGTATCTCTGCAGAAGTATATCTGTTACAAACATTCCCCTCATTAGTCGATGCTCCAGTGTCTGTGTAACCAAAAGGATTTTCATCTATTTCTTCACAGCTGTCCGTGAAATTGTGTGTTATGATAGTAGGACTGTCATCATCTCTACCATCATCAGAATTAACTAAATCGTTAGTCTTATTTTTATTCAAATATCCACACATCAAAAACTTAGTGGGGGTATGCCCATAACTACTGTTGTCCTGACTATTTTCTACACCTGCACCTCCACCACCTCCACCAATATTACGACCAACAAGAACCTTGGTTAAATCTTCTTTTAGTTTTAAGCCAGCAGCAGCATTTTTGATGCGTTCAGTCCTAAACTGTTTCATATATTCAAGTTTCTGTCCTATTGTGTTTTTGGCTGTATCTTCTAAATATTTAGGAGCATTACCAAATTTAGGACTATATGTTTGATATGTCATTGTGGTCCTAGCTCCATCAGCACCGAAGCCAAAACTAATGTCAGTAAGAAGATTGTATGGATCACCGGTCGTAGTACCATCTTGATTAAGTTGACTCGCCGGAACACCAATATTTATCTCAGGAATTCCAGCTAAGGAAATGCTAGCTTTTTCTTGATACAGACGACCGAAGGTTCCATTTTGAGCATGAGATGACCCAATAGCCTCCAATCTATTGTAGCTATCTGCAGGAGCATTAGGACCGAAACCAAATTGCCACGGAGCTAAATCCATTTCAACTACATTCATTCCGCCACTAGGATTGCTAACACCTTTCCATGGGCCATAGGTTCTGATTTCACTCTGCAAAGGAATAGCAACTGCCTCTGGAACAATAGCCGGTATGGACATTTTTGCTAAATTTGTTACAGCTAAGTTTGCAGCTATCCCATCAAAAACACCAGGATTGATTCCTCCACCAGCTAATTTGTCTGCAATGGCATCTCTTAAAGTAAAATCTCCTTCAATTATACCAGACAGAGAGCCCATATCTGTCATAACTTGTAAAGCAATTAGCGCCATCCTACTGGCGGCCCTACCAACAGCTCCTTCTTGTCCTACTGTCGGAATAAGTTTTACTCTAGGTATACTAAATCTAACCCATGTATAATCATCTTGAAGCTCACCCAAGCCAGTATAAACGTCAATACTATTAGTAAGTGATATTTTACCAAAATACATCTCTTCACTTACACTAGCCCTGAGATATAACATAGCTGTTGGCTTAGTGCCTACTATTTCTGTCCTAACAACAAAATCACTAGGATTTAAAGCACTCAAGTCTACACGAAACACAAAAGTGGTCCCACCTATCCTTTTACAAATACTATCTACAGGACCGTATTTTACAAAAGAACCTATCGTGTTGTCGTCGTTTAAAAATCTAGCCAACCCGTCTTCTGTACCTAAACCACCATTACCCAGCTCATCACTGAGAATCTTAGTTGCTCCTCTTTCGCTAGAAGAAGTACCACCAAACCAAGCTCCATTACATACGGTCTCGCTAGTACTTAAATATCCTTTACCTGCTGTTTTGATAACATTTTGCAAAACTCCCTGTTGTATAAACAACAATGGATCATTATTAGGTATTGTTACGTTAGCATTAGCTTGAGGAAATGCGATATCTCCCTGAGATTGATTGGTCCATGTGTTAAAACTTTTACCTATACAAACCTGAAAATTATTTTTTGGAAGAGTTTGATTTGTTCTAGTGTCTAATAAAGCTACATATTCTTTACCATAATATGTATCATATATATTTTTTACATAAGCATGAACAACCTCAAAAAGTTTTTTACTAACTTCAACATCAGGAAAAGCTAATGCAGGGTCTTTGAAGCTGTCGAAACTACCATTCTCCACAATGTCTGCAAAAATCTTTAATGAATATTCTTGGAAATTGCCCCAAAGATCTCCAAAAATCACAGCTCCCATTTTAGAACCAATACTATTAGGATGCATAGTAGCCCAATTAATATATGATTCGTATGTTTGGCTAAACAGCAATTCTTCTTCTGTCAATAATGCAGACCCTTGATCTGCAACACCTAAAATACTACATATCTCTGTAAGATCATAAGTTATACCCATATAATCTCCACAAAGATTACTTAAGTATAAAGTATAAGCAGGTATACCTTGATCTGTTAATGCTCCATTAAGTTTTTCTCCCAAAACCATAGCAATTCGGCCACCGCCAGTAGGAATATTACAAAATGTTCCGTTGGGTGGAGTAAAATCATCCGGATCATAGCAACTCTCTTCTGGAGGCTCACTAAGATCTTGTGATTTTACTTTGTCGTGATCTGCTGTAGCATCGCTAGACATATCAGGCACCACGACATCTAGAGGATTATTAATAATCGCACCAGCATCTTTAGTGGGTATACTATGCATTTTTTGTCTTTGGACTTCTACAAAATATCTCATCTTAGATCCAAAGACAAGATTTTGCGTAGTTTCGTAAGATGATTCTTGGCCGTAGCTTAAAGATTTATAAACAGGAAATTTGCTTTGTACATATGCTCCTAAAGCATATCCATCAGATGGTATAGGTACACTTCTGTCAATAAATGAAGCAACTATTTCATATCCTGTTGCTGTACTCTCTGTATTTATAACTAGTTCTCCAGCCGCTTCTTCACAAACCTGCTGCAATAAATCCATTAAACTAATGCTAGTATCATTAATACGCATGTAACTAACTCTGTTTAATGCTGTATTATATATGTTATCTAAATTAATCCTTATCGTTTGATCGCTAAGAGGTAAGGACATATATCTATCGCTAGACATAAATTGACCTAATACATATGTCACAGGTATGCCGTCATCGTCATATCCACTATCCATAAAATAATCACACTTACTATATGTAGCTAATGGATTTGATGGGTCTGTCGGAAGGTCGAAGCCTAGATTATCAAAACTATGACTAACACCTTTTTCAGTTTCATATAAAATATTTAAAACATTAACACTTTCTCCAGCAGAATTATAAGTATAGTTTCTAGAATAATTATTTCCTATAACTAATTGAACATTTTCTAACGCAACACGACCATCGGTCAGCCGTATGGTTATAGTTCGACCATTACTATCTATTTTTATATCGTGGTCAGACAGTATTCCTGAAAATTCAAAGACTTCATCATCATCCACATTTGTTGCTATAAATGTATATACTCTACCTAACTCCCCACTGTAACGAAGTTGATTGCAATCTGAATCAGGAGGATTGGTATTGCACCGATCTCTAAAAGTCGCTAAAGTCTCATTCGCTTTATGAGCTGGCGGATTTCCTACTAAAGACTCTACTAGATCCATAGTCATAGTAGTTTCAGCACCACCAAAACCTAAGTTCAAATTAAAACCCTTAACATCACAATTTAAGAACCTCTGGTAAGTTATAGGGTTTGTGCTACTTGCCTGATTAAATTTACCAGGAGATTGTATGTGTAAATTATTGTCGTATTGATCATTAATAGGCATTATTTTACTCTTCTTTGGAACAAAGGTTCTGCTATTTCTGCAAGTGTTTTTCTAGATGTAGTAGTTTTTTGAGACATCATAGTAAAATTATCCATATTAGAAAAATCAACATATATATTGCCATCAGTACTACTATCATTAACCAATACAGGAATGTTATTTAACTCGTCTTTAACCATAAGTTTATATCTATGTTTTGCACTAATAGTCTCACTATGAAACTGATAAATATATTTTGTCACAGTCTCTTCTGTATCCAAGTCAGTAATTTCTAGTTTATACTGCGGCATTGGATTATCTACAAAATTGGACTTAGGTGATCCACCATAACACCTAAAATAAACATTCATATCTAAATTTTTTAAGACAGTAGTTAAAGAATATATTGATAAGTTGGAGGCTTTGTTGAGCCAATCGCACAACTCTAAATTTTTATTAAATTTTGCTACAGTAGTCATGGTGTCATTTAAATAAACACTTTCTACATTTTCTAAACTAGTTATTTCTAAATTTTGTATATATACTATATTGTCATGTATGTCTATTGCTCTGGCTTCATCTCCAACGTTTATATGTGAATAAAAACTAGGATAAATCAAAGAACCAACGAGCATAGAGTTATAAGAAGAAAAAGCATTAAAAGACATATTGTGTTGATTTCCAAATAAGTTAATCACAAAGTCTGCTTTTGATAAAGGATTTGGCATATGTAATCCAGGAGCTACAAAGAAACCATCACTATCTTTTTCTAAAATAGTTTGCTCTAAATTACCTATATTAAAAGTTTGTCCCGGCTGTATAGTATTTAGATCAATATCTCTACAATAAATATAGTTGTAAGCCTTATGTAACACCTTAGGCTTGTGTAATACTTTATTAAAATTTCTTACTTTTGTATTGTAGTAAATCCTAAACATATAATTTCCTTATTATTCTGGCTTATCTCTTGTTTTGTCAAACTCTGGTATTGATGCTGGAATAATACCCCGTTCAGTCTCAAAGTCATCTTGCACAAAAGCTTCTGGATTCAATGTGGTAAGATCTAATTGTGCAGCATTAGTGAATGTATCACCTGGCATCTCTAAGTAATCCAAAGTAGTATTACTGGTTGTTATATTGTTACACGTTGGGCTGGTTAGTTTTATACTTCTTTTATAACTACCATTGTTTGCTATATTTTCACTATCTCCTGTGCGAATGTATCCACCTATACCTAAACTAACAGCAGTATTATATACTAAAACCAATATCTCTTCACGAGCTGCATTAATAATGTTTTTAATATTACTGTTTGGCTCAAATTGTGCAGTTACATTTATAGTAAACACATCTTGTGTATCACACAATATATCTTGCATTAAAGGATACCCTCTACCAGGGATTACATGTTCAACTAATCTTCTAGAAGGCATTTCGTGATCTATACTAATCTCTGCCCATAAAGCATTAGCTATTTTATGTCTGCTTTTATTAGAATAAGTTAAAGTAAAATCAATTGTACTATTAGGATAATTTCTTTTAATACTTTTGCCCAATAGTCTAAATTCAGTATTATCTGAATCTCCGGCTTGCCAAGTATTAGCGTTGGTACTAGAAATGTTTGCTAGTGTTTTACCAGTATTATCTCCTACGGCAGCATTAAATTTTAACAACTGATTATGTTTAGCTATTTCCTTAATTATACCGGTACCACTAACCATGATATTCTGCATTTCTAGTTCAGCAGCATCCATAGCGGTTGATTTTTTATCTATAAGAGTTTCACTATCCTTAGGGCTGTAGTGATTACCATTGCCATCGCCAGATGTTGTATACTCATTCTGAACAAGACCTCTAATACTGCCAGTAAGAGTGACTGTTTTTTCTCCACTATCTAAACTAGAATCAGCAGAAGATTCCATTGTCATTAGCGTGTCTTTCTTTGCGCCACTAGGTCTAACGATATATTGCCCCTTAACACTTAAACTGCCCTCTAGTTCATTAACGCTAATGTCTCTTGTATGATCATATCTAATAGTGGTATCATAATTGTTTGGTAATAATCCTGAGCTATCGCAACTAAAAGACGACGTATTTAAGTTTTGCATATTGTGTATTCTATAGTCAGCAACATGTTTTGCGGAATCTAACGCATTCAAAACGGCAATATCATGACAGCCAGTTCCACAAACACCAAAACCCTGTATATCTAAAGAATATTGAACAACTATATGCTCATTAGTATATGCTGACACATACGTGTCATATTTACTAGGATCTGGATTATACATCTGAAGGGTATTTTCATTTAATGACCAACTTACACTTTCTCTAATACTTCTTATGGCTGTATTGTTATCTATATCATATTTAAGTTTTAATTGCCCGTCTGGTTTCACTACAGGATCAGTACCTTGATGAGTGATAACAACATCTATATTATAAGGAATTATATTCATCCAATTTTTTTGCGGACCTTGAGGAAAAGCATAACTTCTTATATACCCTATTCCGCTTGAGATAATTGTTGTATCGCCACATTTGATATTAATCCCTGTCATGCAGCTATGTTGATCTGCTAAGGTGTCTATTTTTGATTTCAACTGAGAAGCTGTATCATCAAAGTTTTGTCCATAGAAAACACCTTCTAAAGATAGATTTAACACACCCCCAAGAGTTTTGTCTCCTACTGTATATTTTTCTAGAGATATAGAAACAAAAGGAACAGGCTCTAATTTGCCAATGCTGCCCAATGTCACCGTAGTGCCAGATGCAGTAACCTCTTCTGTCATAACATGATATTCAGTACTACTTTTAGTATTTTCAAAATAATTTGACATTAAGCCAATCCCCCTCTAATATCTATACTGCTATTTGTTTTTTCGTATATTAAGTCACCTATCCTAGACATGGCTTTCTTGATCTCTTCTGTTCCAGCTGCACCTAAAGCTGCTTGTGATCCTGCGTCTAGACTTATGGATACTTGCATTGGCTCTGATGGTGCTTGTAGTTGCATGGTGTTGTTTGCAGATCCTCCACCACGAGCCGCCATATCATCAGCCATAGAATCTTTATAACCAAGGTTTTCTCTGCCTTCCTTCGAAATATTTGGAGCCTGTATGCCCGCCAAAGGATTGTTAGCAGGAGCAGCACCAGCTACACCACCCTCAGGAGGAGGAGGAGCACCAGCTCCAGCTCCACCGGCCCCACCGGCCCCACCAGCACCGCCACCATTAGCAGCAGCAACATTATTTTTGAAAGTGGTAAGTTCGGTATTGATTTGATCTATTATGGGAGCAAGCTGATTAGTGATTTGATCATTTAAAGTAGTAAGACTACCCTGAATAGCTTCACCAGCTTGTAGCTCAAGTGCGATTAGTTTGTCTGTTGCTTCTTTTCTTATCTTGTTAGCTTCTTCAAAAGCCGCAATTTCACGAGCCATAACAGGATCATCTTTTTTGCCATCAATACCACTGGCAGCACCAGCAGCAAATGGTTGCAAGGCACCCCCCAACCCAGTACCTTGACCTGCTCCCTTAAAGAATTTTTCTTGTAATTTAGCAAACATCTCTGGAGGAATCATGCCTTCTAATTGGCCTAAAGCAGCCTTGCCAGCCCCAACATCTTGGAAACCACCCTGACCACTCAACACCCTGCTTAACGATTGACTTTGACCAATAAAATCTAGGGCTTTGCTAGGATCAGCGACCATGTCTAATGCCGTAGAAGACTGTTCTCTTAACTGAGAATCTCTATCAGCAATTTTTTGCAACGCGGCATCTGCAGCCGTAGTGTCGTTGGCCAACATCTCAAGAGCTTTTCTAGAATCATTAATACTACTATTTAACTTAGCCATTTCTCCACTAGCTAATGCAGCTTGTTGGTCCATCTCTTCGCCACCAATATTTACTGTGCCGCCTCCCTCTAAAGTTTTACGAGTATCTAAATCCGATTGCATTTGATTAAATATAGCATTAGGATCTGTGGTTCCGCCAGTTAAAGCACCAATTCTGGCATCTCTACCAGCCGTTAACTCACCTTTAGAAGGATCAAACCCTAAAGCTTGTTTCAAATTAACGTTACCCTCAGCATCGATTGCAGCTTTTTCACCACGCAAAGTTTTAACTCTAGACAAACTAGCACTAAGTAAATCAGATTGACCAGCTAGTTGCTGTAAACCTTTAGCAGCAAGATCAGCATATTGTGCAAGAAGTTCGTTGGCTTGTTTAGACTTTGTCAACATCATGCTTAAAGTTTTTCCTGCACCTTCGCCTCCTTGCAAAGATTCTGCCGCAGCATCAAGAAATCCATCAGGAGCTTCTATTTTTAAATCTTTAAATCCTTTTTCCAGCATATCTACAATATCGGTACGATCTAAACTTGATCCGCCTTCTCCCTTTAACGCTGCCTCAATGGTAGGTTTAAGTTTGTCGAATCCAGCTTGGGCTCTTGTCAAATCTGCAGCTTGTTGTATTGGCTCACTACCCCCTAAGCCTGTTACGGCTCTAGCTAATGTAGCATCAAGTTCCGATGTAGAGAAAGCTGTAGGATTTTTAAGAACTTCTGCATCTCTAACAGCCGCACTACCACGAACACCAGAAGCAGCGGTCGCTTGACCTCCTATTGCACCCACCATAGAATTAGTAGACGCAACAACAACATCCATTTCGCTACTTAGCCGTTTAAAACTAGCACTAGCTCGTGTCATAATTGCAGTAAGATCTGCTGTCTGTCTGGTAAATTTCTTCTGCTCCATAGCAGCCTTA